GGTTCACCACCGCATGAATTCGCTGTGACAAATTGTAAAAAGGCAGTCCCATTGGAAACGGGGTTTGATCGCTCGACAAAACGGGCCAGAATCGCCCGTTCTTTTGCCTCAGGCGCTCTCTCGGACCAAAGTCGACCCCTTGGTAGCCCTTGGGAGCCCGAGGCAGCATTTGCGCAGGTGCTCGATCTGGTCCTGCATGTAGTGAGAAGCAGTTGCAACAGCCAGCCCTTCTACCGGGATGATTCCAGGAAAGTACGCCTCGCGTACTGGGGGCATCGGGCTACTCCGGGTTTTTGCAATCAGGGCGACCAACTTTGCCCAGAGCGTTCCGGTCGTTCCGACCGCTCGATGGTCTTCGTGGCCAACGCAGGTGAGGTGCTGTTGCTTTGCATCCGCCTCGACCGTGTGGATTCTCAGTTCTACCAGCTGGACGCTGTCGCGAAAGTCGTTTGTGGTGAAGACGTCGAACGGCACCCGGAGCACAAATTCGCCACGCGGTGACAATAGCCTGGGGATCGCGGCCAGCAAATGGTCCGCGGACTCCTTGAGCGTGAGCCGGGTGAAGTCCTTCGCGGGGTCGACATCGCGCAGCACGCGCCGGGGATGCTTGTGTGCCAGGAGCGCGACCCGGCAGGCTTTCTGGGCGGGCGTGCTGGCAAAGGCACCCACCGGGGCGACCGACGTGCGGTCGTCGATGGTCAGGGCGATCATGTCGAAGCGGTAGCAGAACTCCAGCGCACGCTCGATCCACAGCCCGGGTGGCTGCACGGCCCGCACGAGCTGGCTGACCGGTTGGGCCAGCTCGTCAGCGAGCGTGAATCGCGGCTGCGGGTCCAGGTCCAGGATCACCCGTCGCATTCCGCGAAGCCGGTACAGGTACGGGAACGCAGGCTTGTCCGTCAGGTTGATGAACTTCTTGTTCAGCGGCGGAGGCCTCGATGGCCCGAAGAATTGGAATTTGCTCATGGAGGATGGGCCGTGAGGCCGTAGCTACTTCCGACCCAAGCGCCAGAACTCTTCGGGAGTCACCAACTCGGCTCGCTTCCCGGCGTCAGCGTGCTTCGCCACGACTTCATCGATCTCCTCCTTCGTGCAACCTTCCATGTCCTTCTTTACGGTCGCGATGTCGGGTCCGATCAGTGCGCCCGTGGCAGCGTGGACGACGTACGTCTTTCCTTTGGGGTCGGTGATCTCGATCCCTTCATGGCCGAAGCCGAGCGGCTGCGGCGTATTGGCGGTTTCGATCTCCGTGCCGAACGGCTGCCAGACACTGCCTCCCATGACGAAGGGATTGTACCGATACGTCCAGATTTTGAGTTTCATGCGGTCAGTCGAGCGGGTAGAACTCGATCTTGAAGGGTGCGTTGTACGGGACCCAGTCGGCCCAATCCGATGGATGCACGGTACCGACGGTGATACGCCCCGGCTCGATCCGGTCGTCGGTCCCGGCGTGGAGCCAGACGACTGTCGTCGCCACACTTGGCGGATTCTCCGAGGACTTGGGCGTGGCGAGGATGATGGCTCCTGTCTTGGGATTCCGGTAGATGCGGTCCTGAGATTTCGCTTCAGCACTGATGGAATAGAATGAGGTTTTCACGGTGTGAATCGGATGGTGATGGGATTGATTACCGGGACCCAATCCACCCAGTTCCTTGGGTGGTTGCTTTCGATGTACTGGCCTACGCGCAGCTTGGTGTCGTTGCCCGGATGCAGGACCATGGCGCTGTAATCGCGGTCGATCGCCGAGGGCGGATTCTCCGCATCCAGGAGGACGACAGCTCCTGAAATTGTGTTTTGGAACAACCGCTGCGTGATTGGCAGTGTCTTTTCGGGAATGATTTCGGTTTTCACGGAGTGTGGAGAGTGAGTGTTACGGGTTCGTAGATACAGTACCAGTTTTTCGGGGAGTTCTCCCACGTGACGCCTTCGTCGCACCGCATCTGCTCCCCGATTCGTTTTTGCCGGGGGTCGGGGGAGTAGAGCAGGACGCCGGTCGTAGGGCTCGTAGCGAGGGCGACGCACCCGGATTCCCGGGTGACGAGCGTGGGAAACTTGGTCGGCTTCGGCATTTCCGTGGGAATGATTTCGGTTTTCACGGTGGTCTAAGTATGTCGATTTCAACTACGTCGCGGTTGCGACGCAAATAGCGTTTGGCGATGCGGACGTCGTCCGCGGTGTGGTGATCCTCCAGGAGGAGCGTGAAGCACATGCCGTCGCGGTTCGCCAGGCGCTCCTCAAAGGCGATGTTCTCCGGGATGATGACGTCGCCGTAGCTGCGGGCTTTGGCGATGCGCTCCCGGTACGCGAGGGCGGCGGCGTTCACGGGTTGATATGCAGGGTGGCCTCAGCGCTGAGCGGGTGCCATCCGAACCACTCCAGGGGGTGGTCGTTGCCGACGTTAATCCGAGGCCCGAGGGGCGGGACATTCGCACCGTCGTAAAGCCAGCAGATCATCGTCTTCTTGGTGTCTTCCGGGCAAGGCTGCGCGAAGATGAGCGCACCGGTAGCAGTCTGGTGAAAGAAGCCAGCTAAAGCGGGCGGAGGAGATAAGCCGTAGGATACTTCAGTTTTCATTCGGTGGAAATTCTCTTTCGGAGTCGGATCAGGTCGCAGTAGATGTGCCCGGTTCCGAGCGCCGCCAGCTCATTGAGGACCAGATCGCCGTGCGAGTTGAGACGGGCGTATACGGTAGCGCCGAGGTAGGTAGGTGTGTTCATTCGTCGATCTCGTCTCCGTTTTCGTCGTTTACTTCGTCGATGTCCTTTTCAGTGACGCGCAGGCCGTTGAAGTAGACCGTCACATACTCTCCGCCAGGAGAGTCGGTGAGTGGTACGTCTACGGCGTTGTCGTTCTGTTCGAGCAGCTCCCGCAGTCGCTTCACGGCCTCTGCTTTGGATTCGGCGTCGATCCGGGCGCAGAAGCCGATGGGGCCGTTGTTGGAGTCGCCGCAGTCGAAGTGGTAGGATTTCACAGGATGACCTCGAATTGAATGTGGTTCCACACGGCGTGGTCGGCGGGGAAGTGAACCTTGAGGAAGGTCGCGATCTCTTCGTCTTCTACCAGCTCGATTTGACCGTCCGTGGCGATGGCCCCGAGCAGGTACGCGAGGGTCGCGCCGGGGACTACCTGGCACTCTTCCGCTTCTTTACCCCAAGGAGAAGTAAAGGATTCAAGGTTGTCGTAGAAGCGCTGATACACGTCTTTGATCAGCGCGAGCTTCGCGGCTTGCGGCAGCACCTCTTCCTCGATGAACTTCGCCGCACGCTGCGCGGTCCGGTCGGCCATGTCGCCGAATTTCTCATCCTCCCCTTCCTGCGCGGCGCGGAGGTCCTTTATCAACGTTTGGATCTCTTCAGGTGTTTTCATGTTTTGATTTTCTCTGTTCCAGCTCGGTCATCGCACGCTTCCGGTAGTCGACGAGGTCGTCCCAGGCCTTTTGGTCGAGGACGATGTAGTTGTCGGCAGATCGGATAATCAGATTGCCCCGCTCGGTCATTTCGGGGCGGATGTCGTGGCTGCTTCGTTCGAGTTTCAGGGCTTTATTCCTCTCACGGAGTACATAAGACTCTGTTTTCGCCGCTAGTGCGGAGATTTCTCCGGAGAACTCCACGAGGAGCTTGTTGTCCTCGACCAGCTGGGCGATCAGCTCGTCGTACTTGTTAACCTTGTGGACGATCTCCTTGGCGATTGCTTCGTCCCTGGTCTCGAACAGCGCTTTTGCGACCCTCTCCCCCACCTCGTGTACGAGGTAGAGCGGGGTCGGGTCATCAGTTACGAAGTAGGTTAGTTTCACGTACGGCTCTCCTTTGTGCTTCTTGGATCTGGTGCGTGGCGAGCCAGGTTTCGGCCCGCTGCCGGGCGGTCGCCCGGGCGAGACGCTTGAGCGACCACCAGTTGAGGGTGATGTTGTCTTCCTTCCAGAGATCCAGCCCGAGCACGACCTGTACGAGCAGCTTGGCGTAGACCTCATTGCGGAGATCGAAGCAGGCGTCGACCTCGATCTGGTGCATCGCGTTGAGGTCGTTGCAGAAGTCAGGTAACAGCCCGCCCAGATCGTAATCTTTGTGGCACCAGTACGGACGCATATCGTCGTTTTCTTCGTCGATGTGCTCCCGCAATTTCTCCCACCCGCACGCCTTCGCGATCTCGATGTTGAGTTCTTCGTTTGTCATCCGAAAAATTCTCCTTCCTCCGTGAACGTGTATTCATTCGCGGCCATCGACTCGGCGATGACCTCCTCCGAGTAGGTGTGCTCGTAGTCTTTTTCCAATACCGAGTAGATCCACCGCATGACGTCGCGGAGCATCTCCGTGAGTCGCTTCTCGATCTCCTCCCGGTCAACCTGCGGAGCGACGACCGCATCCTCCTCGTCGAGCTCGACATCCACTCTCACGGAGTTCTCGTGGCAGTAGTGCCCTACGTGCGTGGACCTGGCCCAGGCGCGGGGAAACATCTGCTTCACCATCGACAGACGGTCGCGGAGGAGCGTGAGCTCTTTGTCGCGCCAGCCTTCCTTGCGGAATTCTTTCCGGCTTGGGAGATCCGCCGCCCGCCACGTACCGACGAAGCACGCTCCATCGCCCTGCGAGTTGAACCCGCGGAAGTAGATGTGCTCGGCGTCGATGCCGAGGAGTTTGATCGCCTCTTTACAGGCGTCGATCGTGTCCTTCGAGTTCCACCAATCACCCCCAGCGTACCACTCCCGGGCTTTCTGCTTGGCATTCTCCGAGAGCTCGGCGTAGGCGTAGACTTTGGTTTCGACGGGGGTCATTGGGCGTCGTGGTTTGAGATCGCGTCGACGGCCACCACGACTGCCGCTTGGAATTGCTCGGAGTCGATTGCGATTCCCGAGCACGCCAGAGCGAGGATGAGGCTTTCGATCGCATCGGCGGAGCGCTTACCGACATGCTGCCTAAGGTCCGAGGTGATGGTCCCGCCACTCCCGTCAGTTAGAGTTACCCGGACGGCGAAGTGAGGAAGAAAGAAGAACTTTTTCACGCGAGTACGAGTCGAGGTTTCGGTTCAAACGTGTGAATCGCTTTCGGCGCGGGTGCCTTCCGCTTAGCTTTGAACTCGGGCAGCAGATCGTATCCACGGCGGTGCTTGCGAATCGAACCCTTCAATACATCTTCGTCGGTGGTCGCGAGGAGCGCCTCGACGACGTCTTTTCGGGTCCGGCTGCTTTCCATCACATTTTTCAACCGGGAGTCCATGAAGTACCAGATCCGGTCGTCGGTGTAAGGAATGTGAAGTTGGCCGCGGACGATGCGGTCTCCATTCTCGAAAGGTATCACGCCGGTCGGAGTCAGTCCCGCCGCGTCGGAGCGCGAAAACCACACCCAAAACCCATTCTGCGACGCGATGCGCCAATTGGAGGAGAGCATGTTCAAAAAGCGGTTGATCCGCTCTTTGGTGGTCGGGGTGTACCAACCGTCGTTTCGCACGATCACAGTCCCGTCGAGATTTTGGGTGACAATCCGAGTGTTGAAGTAGATGACCGAGACGGACAGGTCACCCTCAAGCTCCATCCACGTCTCGTACCCGATCTTCTTTTTGACGCGGCCAGCTTTTAACTGCATGCGATGAAGGACTGGCAGCTCGTCCCGGCCGACAACTCGGTCAAAGAACGTTTCGTAGGTCAGTTTTGGACTCATCGTGTTAGTTGCTCATGTCCCGCTCGTCTCGGAAGCCGAGGAAGACCGGGATGCGCGGTTTGTCTTTTGTTCCGAATTTCTGATACCGGAACTTGACGGTCTTGTGCATGAAGGCGGCCTTGTTCGACCAGATCCGCTGGCGGGTGAAGTCGTCGAAGCCGGTGCCGAGGTTGAACTCACCGTACTTTTTGTGGCTCACGACCAGCGCACCCAGCGTGCCCTTGCCCACGAGGTTTTCCTTGTGGGAGGAGCGCTCCGTTCGCCCGAGGGCGTTGGTCGTGGCGACGTTGTGGTTCGCCATCTGTTCCTTGAACCCGACGATCAGCGCTTCGTCATCCTCGAACGGCTTGATCTTCGTGAGGTAGCCCTCCTTGAATGTGGTGCGGTTCCACTTGTAGGGACCGTTGACGCTGCGGACCATCGTGCCCTCGTAGCCCTCATTGAGGTGGCGAGCGACGATCAGATCGAGCTGAGCGCGGTCGACAGCGTACTCCGACGGGAGTACGCAGACAGAAGGGACTCGGGCTTTTTTGTCTTTGAGATCCAGAATCTCTAGCCGCGATGAGTAAGGCAGATCGAGATTCCACAGATCGAAGACGCGGAACATGAAGTCCGGCTCGCCGTCCTCGGACATAATGCCTGAGGACGAATCATTGAAGTTCGTCCCTGAGGTCAATTCGCCGTCGCATCCGTCGAGATCGTGGCGACCGATCACGGATTGGATGTAGCGATTGGGGATCGGTTTGAGCGAACGCGACGTCGCAACCCCGTCGACGATAAGGCAGCGGATGCCGTCGATTTTGGGGCTCGCGATGAGCGGGTATTGTAGCTTGTCGATGTCGTCGCACGGCGCGGCGAGCATCGGTTTGAATCCAGTTGGCAGTGGCATAGGGAAAATTCTCGGTTGAAAACTGTTGACGGCGGGCATATCCCTGGGCGCATGAGCACGTCGTTCATCCTTCGCCTCACCGCCATCGATCAGGGTTTGACCGAGTTTATGCTCCTGAAGGATGGCAAGACCTCGCTGCGCATGGCCAAGGACCAGGCCGGGCGGCGAATCCCAGGGATAATCGAGGCTCACGACGTTGGTGGGGATTTGGTCACCAAAATCCGTCGCCGACGAAACACGGACAAGCACGTGGACATTGACACCGCCATATCCAAGGCCCGGGTTGGCGGACCTGCTTCGGCAGCCGACCCGAAGGCATTCCTGCGACACGCCCGGGCACTAGGTCGGGCGGCGGATCGCGTGGGCGTGACTGCGCACACGACTGCTGCGTGGTTCGGGAACAAACCAAGCAAGCCGGGGAATAGTTGGGAGGCGGATACTGAGCGGCTTAACCGGGTCTACAAGAAGCTAGGGTTCCGCTCGAACCCAGCGCACAAGCGGGATTTGCTTCAACAGGCAAAACGCCGGGGTAATTCGCTTCGGTCCCGGCAGGACTACTCCCGATACCTCCGGACCATCGACCCCTTGAAGCGAGACCCGGTCAGCCCTTCGCGGCCACCCACAGGCTGATGTCCTCAGGGTGCCCGTCGGGGAAGTAGTGCAGCGTGGCCGGGCACAGCCAGCCCCGGCGGTCGGTGCCACCCAGCCGGTAGTAGAACCCATCCTCGTGGGCTTCCTCGCGGCGGAGCGTGTGCGGGAAGACCCCGAACGTACCGCAGAACCGGATGACCGCCCGCTCTGCGGGACGCCCGAGCAGGTAGTCGACCATCTCACTCATCCCGAGGATGAGCGGCTCGGCCACCAGGCCGAACTCCGCGTCGTCGAACACCCAGGTATCGCGCAGTCGGTAGAGGTGAATTTCGTGAGTGTTGGGGTTGATGGTCATGGTCGGATGTAAAGGGAACCGGTCGAGGCTGTCGAGAGACCGCCAGCGGGGCTCGGCTATGCGAAATCAAGACCCAGCACCGAAATGCCAAGACTTGGTGGTTGATAGTTGCCGTTTTACCACGCACTGGCGGGCTCTCGTCAGCCTCGACCGGATGTATCAAAACTCAGGCCTTCCGGAAGGCAATCTTCCGGACGTTGTTTGCCGCCAGCGCGGTGGGCGACGGGGTGCTGACCACCTCGTCACCGCCCGCCAGCTCCGCCACGCCCTCCAGGCGCTTGCGGCGGCGTTCAATGTCAGCAGCGCAGGTGCGGCTGAGGGGCACCAGCTTGCGGGTGGCGGCGAGCACATCCTCCGTGGTCACCTCTACGCTCCGAGCGAAGGCGGCGTACATGCCCTCGCTCACCGCGGCCTCGATCTCGGCACCGCTGAACCCGTCCGAGTGTTGGGCAAGGGTCGGGATGTCGAACTTGGCCGGGTCGCGGTCGACCGCCCGCAGCTGGATCTGCCAGATGAGCTCGCGCTCCGACTGGGTGGGCAGCTCCACGTTCCAGATCTTGTCGAGACGGCCGGGGCGCAGGAGCGGCGACGGGAGGTTATCCACGTCGTTCGCGGTCATGACGTAGAAGATGCCCTCGCTGTGATCCTGCATGTCCTGCAGGATGGACTTGACGACACGGGCGGTCACACCGCTGTCGGTCTGCCCGGACGACTGATGGCCCGCCATCGCACCGTCGACCTCGTCAATCCACAGGATGCACGGTGCCATCGCTTTTGCGATGGCGTGGACGGCGCGCCAGTTGCCTTCGGACTGGCCCACCAGCGAACCGAACAGCCGCGCTGCGTCGAGACGCAGTAGCGGGATGCCCAATACGCTGCGACAGGCTTTCGCGGTGAGCGACTTGCCGCACCCGGGCTGCCCGACGAACAGCAGGCCGCGGGGCGTCTTCAGCTTGTACTTGCGAGCGGCCTCGCCGAAAGCGTTCTTGCGTTCAAGCAGCCAGCGTTTCAACCGCTGCAGCCCGCCGATGCTGTCCAGCGTGATGTTCGATTCCACGACCTCCAGCATGCCGGATTTCTTGACCGCCAGGCACTTCTCCCGGAACACGATCTCCCGGGTGACGCGCTGCTGCTCGACAATGCTGATCGCGAAGGCGTTCTCGGCCTCCGTCGTAGTCATGCCTGTCGCCGCCTCGCAGATGGCGGTCTCGTCCGCCGGAGACAAGGCGGTCGTACTGCCGGACGTCAGGTTGCGCAGCACGACGCGCAGCTGATCCTTGTCGGGGAGGGAAAAGTCGACGAGCGTGATCTCTTTTTCCAGCTCCGGCGGGACGCAGAAGCGGCAGCCGATGATGATGATCGCCTTGAAGTCGGACTTGCCGATGGATGCAGCGTCCTTGATCCGTCGCCACAGGTTGACGTTGCGGTCCTCGACGTAAGGGTGGAAGTCACGCAGCACGTAGATGCTGCGGGTCTTCGCCTTGATGAAGTGGTCGAGCACCTCAAACGGATCGGTCAGCGATTTCTCGTGACCGCCGGTGCGGAGGTTGAGCAAACCCTCCGTGCAACTCCACGCGCTGATGGTGTACGGGGTGGACGACGAGGCGACGTCGGGGCGCTGATTGAGGTCGTGGATACACTCACGGATCGTCGCTTCGAGGCGTTGCTCCTCGTGAGTGACGATGTAGAGGCAGGGTTGGCCTGCCCGCAGCAGGTTTTTGATGCGTTCTTTCATGCTAGTTGGGGGCGGTGCCCGTTTGGGCGAGTTGCTGGTTGAAGTATTCCACCTCCCACGTGATGGCCTCGTCGTAGGTGGGGAAATTGGCGAGTTCGAGGTCGCCCGGCTTGTGGTCAGCGCGGAGCACCTGCCACCAGTTCAGGTCGGAGTTGAACTCCACCCGGCTGATGCGTTTGGTCGTGCGTGGACCGAGATCATAGAAGGACAGGTGGCCGCCAGCGATGGCGGTCGCCTGCCCTCCCGAGATCACGATCTCACTCGGTATCCCCGGAAACATCGGGCTTCCGCGTTCGTTCGTATTCATTTTTTACGATGGTGATGGCGGTCTCCATCATCATCTGGACCTCGGCTGCTTTAAAGTCGCCGGTGAGCACGATGAAGATAACCCCATGGTCTTTGGTGGGAGCTTGCTTGGCCGAGATGAAGTTGAAGGAGAGACTTCTGGCGTCCACGAGGCCGTCCACGATCTCTCCGAAGTCCTTGATCATCCCCACCACTTCCGGCGGGACGTTGGGAGGAATTTTGCCTTCTAGGCTCACTTGGGTGAATTCCCGGTTTGGATACGCGGGGCCGCGGCCTTGGCGTAGTATTCGCGCTTGCGGGTCTTGTCCCCGATGTTCCCTCCGAGGGCTTCCTCAAACGCTTTGGTGGCGGCTTCGCACGCAGCCCCGGTGAACCCGGAGGTCTCGATCGTGACTTGGCCGTTTTCGATGGTGAATTCGATGGTTTTCAATTGGGAGTGATGTGGATTGTGTTGGTCGGACGTTGGAGCTGTTGCCGCAGCAAGTCTTCCAGCGTCATGTGCCGGAGGAAGGCTTCGGCCATCTCGATGGGAGCTTGCTTGTGGTACGCGAGGAACTCGGCGGCGGAGCTGAACACCGCCGCTTTGTCCTCGGGGAGCCGGGCCAGAGACCCAGGCACGTCGGCCTCGATGTGGGTGCGAAAGATCGCCGCACCTGCGCACTGCAGGTGGTCGAAACTGCGGCGGTTTTCCGCGTACCCGGGCGAGTTGTGGCAGGGAAGGTAGTACGGCCCGGCGGCCTGCCCGAGGTACACCAGTGGAGAGCTCCCGCCGATTTCGCCCGGCGGGGTGGCCCGGGCGAACGGGCACCCCGGGCAGGGTTTGGCACAGGCGTTGGTGTTCACGCTTGGGTGGCGGTAAGGTGGATCTTGCCGTCCTTGATGGTTTCTTTGCAGGAGTACCCGCGCATCCGGGCCTGCCGCTTGAGCGTCTCCGCGGTGTAGCGGTCGACGAGGTTGACCAGGCCCTGCCCGAACTTTGTCCGCAGGCCCTGGCCCGGCCCGTAGAAGTCGTAGAGCAGCGTGTAGCCGCTCCCGTCTGGGGTGCGGACGACACCGACCTCATAGCCGACCTTCGGCACGGCGATGACGTGCTCGCACTTGCCCAAGTCTTCCTGCTTGAAGCCATGGGGGATGGGGAAGTCGCCAACGTGGCGACCGTACCATGCGTAGGTTTTTTGGCCCTCCTTCCAATTGACCCCGAGGACTTCGCAGGCTTTTTTCAGGCTCTCCAGATCCTTGATAACGACGTTGACCGTTTCGACGTGTGACATGCTGTTGGATGTTGATAGTTGCTGCGGTGGTGGCGATTTTAGGCGACCATCTTGCGGGTCGACCCGAGAGCGCCGAAGTTGGCGAGGATCTCCTTGGCCGCGTTGGCGGCCTGTTCCTTCATAAACTGAGATTTCTTGAGCTCAGCCATGGTGAAGTTGAGCCGCTCCTGCGCGGCGGTCGCCATGGCGGTGATCGTGGGGTCGTTCGTCACGTTGAGCGACGGGACCTCAGCGAGGTACTCCTTGAGGTTCGTAAGCGTGCTCTCCCGGTAGACCTCCGCGTCGGGGTCGGTGAGCTTCTCCGCCACCTTGGAGATGAGGGCGGTGAGTTTCGAGACGACTTCGGTGCGGGCGGCGACGCCCATCTGCGTCACCATGGCATCGTGCTCGGCCTTGAGGCGGGCACGGTCGGCGGCGGTCAGGTTCGACAGTCGCTCGAAGTCGCCGGAGGGCAGGTCCATGACCTGCAGACTCAGGCTGAACGCCTGACCCAGGTCCTCCTTGGCGGGGTAGAGGCTCGGGTCGAAGCGCTCACCGAGGAGGACCTTGTCGGCCTCGATCTCCTTCTCGTAGTTGTCACGCAGCTTGCGCAACAGCTCGGCGTCGCGGTCGACGAACGTCTGGAACTTCTCCCGGATCGCCTCCAAGCGGGACGACGGGATGAGGCGGAGGTCGTCACTGATGCCCGGCAGGCTGATGCTGCGGTACCAGCGGTTCAGCTCTCCGCGCAGCTGCCGGAACGGAGCAATGGCGTTCTTCAACCGGGTGCGTTGGACCCGGAGCGAGCCCTTCTTGGCGTTGTTGTCGCTGAGCACTTTCTCCGTCTCTTCGTTGTCGAGCATCGACGTGCCGAGGCACGACGTGCGGATACCCAGACAGAGAACGCGCTGGGCGAGCGTATTGTTGCGGTTGTTACTCATGGGAAATTGGGAAATTACGTGTGAATGCTGTAACCCTCCTCACGGAGGATGAAGGCCCCATTGTAGCCAAGGGTGCCCTTTCCCGCCCGGCCGTCGAAGTACAGCTCATCGCCGCTGTGCGTGCCGTAGACGTGGGCAGCGGCGAGATAGCGGCTGAGGTCCTCACGAAGCCGCGCCCGGCGTTCGGCGGAGCACACCTTGGCGAAGCGGGCGAGGGTCTTGCCGATGTCGTGGGCGTTGGGATGGCGGATCATTTGCCACCACGACAACTTGGGCACCACGTGCTCGTAGCGGTTGAACGCCTCGGAGTACATGGTGTACGTGGGGCGCACAGCGACGGACTCGTCTGGTGGGAATTTTGCCCGGAGGTCGCTCAGGACCTTGAAGAATCGGCGGACCTGCAGCCCGCACTTGAACCCAACCAGCTGGTCGGCGGCGGTCAACGGGCCGTCGTTCGGCCACTGCATCTGACCAACGTAGATGGACAGAAGGTGCGACGGCGTCAGCATGATCTGCCGGATACCATCGTCGAACCACGTGTAGAAACGCACCGGCTTGCTGAGGAAGAAGGCGACCTCGTTCTTGCCGACGAACAGCTCGGTGGACTGCTCGTAGCGGCTGGCCGCTTTCGGGCTGTGGTAGAAACGCAGGCTGTACCCGTTCGGGGTGACTTGGACTTCGATTTTCATGGGAGGAATAGCAAAAGTGGCGCTGCAGGGCGACGGCGTACCCAACACACAATCAGCTCAGTGGACACAACACGTAGCATGCCGTTACCCTGCAGCGCGCCCGAGGAACGTCGGGTGGCGGTCTGGTTCATAGAACCAGCGTAAGGGCACCGCGACTACGCGGGACCCGTGGCGCTGACGCTAATTTTTTCCGACGGGACGCTGCGGTGCGATCACCCGGTTCCAGCGGACGAACTTGGGGATGCTCCCGAACAGGAGGATGACCACCTCCGTCCCGGTGACATTGACGCCCCGGCGGCGGTTCACGTTGGCTATCTTCTCCGCGTCGTTGTACGTCACGGGCAACGCCCCGTAGATGATGGACTTTTTGGACATGGTGCTACTTTGCATAAGCCTTGGCGCGAGCACGGTCCTCTTCGCCCCACTTCTTCACTGTGCGGAAGAACTCCTTGAAGGAGAGGTCGCGGAGCCGTCGCCGGCGACGGCTTTCGCTCTTTTCGTGTTTGGCGATGTCGCATGCAGCGTACGCCGTGCTCTGGATTCGTGACTCTGGGAACCCCGACCATCCGCAGTTATGCAGGCGAGCGGCGCGGCTGACGTGCAGGAGGATGCGCTTGCGGGCGCGGCGGTTCATGCCGTCGAAGTTAAGATGAGTCAGCATTCGGCTGACGGTTTGGGCAGTTTTGGACATGGCTCGGGTGACCGTGGAACGCCACGGCCGGGCGGTGGTTGGCAAAAAGAAACAGGCCGGTCAGGCGGGCACGATGGCCCACGAGGCCACGTCGACGCCGTCGGCGGCGTAGGAGCAGAGCACGCTATCACACTGGTGAAACAGACCGTTGGCGATCACGTCGCCTTTGTCGTCGAGGAGGTTGAATAGTTTCATGGGTTACGTAGCGCCCACGGGAGGGATTCCCATGGGCGCTACGAAACCCACGTTGTTTCCAACGTGGATTCGGCAGCCGTTAGGCGGCCTTTTGCTCGACCGTGATTGCGTCGAGCGTCTTGGCCTTGACGGGCGCGGTCACCCGGACTTTGGCGGACTTGGCGACCGGCAGCGCGGCGACGAGCGTCGCCACCTTCTCACGGACGAACGCCGCATCCTCCGGCGACGTGCCGGACAAGGCCACACCGAAGCGGGTGAGCGCGGCGACGGCGGCCGCGAATTCCTCGCGGGGCGTCAGCTTCTTGGTCGCCGACTCCTTTTCTTCGGCGTCGGTGTCGTCGCCGTCCTCGTCCTTGGGCGCGGCGGCCTTCTTGGCGGCCTTCTTGGCCTCCTTGGCGAGGCGCTCTTTCTTGGTCAACCCCGTGTCCGCCACGAGGGAGAACTCCACGACGAGTGTCGCGGTGAGCGGGCGCTTGAACATGCCCGCCTCGGCGAGCGACGCGGCCCCGACCCGGGCGATGGCCCGGTCGATCTGGACGGCCCACGTCGCGAGCACGGTGTCGAACCACGCCTCGTCCGCGAGTCCGGGGCGGACGACGGCGTCATAGACGCTGACGAGCGGGAGCGCATTGGAGAGCACGCTCTCCGTGAGCCCCGCTTTGCGGAGGGTGGCCTTGGCGTCCTTGAGGGACGCCTTGGAGACGTCGACCAAGGCGATGATGCCTTTGGCCGCATTCTTGGTAGCGGAGACCGCCTTGGCAGACTCCACGATGACGAACTGTACCAAGTCCTCGGAGGAGAACTTGGCGAGGGCAGCGAGCGAGTATTGAGTACTCATGTGTCGATGGGTTGGGAGGTGACCTCATGCGGAATTGCTGAGGGCACTTTCTAAGCCAGGGCCACACGTCGCCTGTCCTGGGAAAACGCCACGGGCGCGTTCGTTTCAAACGTTGGAGAGCGAAGCAAACAAGCGCTTCGCTCTCCAAAGGATAAGGCATCAGCACCAACGCGAGATTCACCAGAGGAGAGCGAAGCAAACAAGCGCTTCGCTCTCCAAAGGATAAGGCATCAGCACCAACGCGAGATTCACCAGAGGAGAGCGAAGCAAACAAGCGCTTCGCTCTCCAAAGGATAAGGCATCAGCACCAACGCGAGATTCACCAGAGGAGAGCGAAGCAAACAAGCGCTTCGCTCTCCAAAGGATAAGGCATCAGCACCAACGCGAGATTCACCAGAGGAGAGCGAAGCAAACAAGCGCTTCGCTCTCCAAAGGATAAGGCATCAGCACCAACGTCTAATTACTTGCAAGGGACTTGCGCGAACCAAGGCAAGCTCCGTCCCGTTGACAAGCGCTCCACGCGAGACAGGCGGGTCTGTATCGGCGTTTCCACTACCTTAGGCGCTGTCAGGAATCCTTTGAAACCTCCGATGAACTTGGAAAGCCGTTTCAGTTTCAGGCGGATGCCTTCAACCGATGCCGTCTTTCCTTTTGCCGTCTGTACTGGCTTTACAGATACCTGATCGACGCTCTGGAGCAAGACCCGCTCCGTCTCATCGACGAAGAGAAGGAACGCTGACCCTGCCCGTTTTGCGTTACCGTTGCGACACATGCGAGCAAGTATCGCTTCCCGTATCGCCTGACAACGCGCCCGGATGAACGCCGTATGAGCTAGGTCAATACTTTGCTCAGTGAAGTCGTCGGGTCCCTCAGTGATGAACTCACTGAAGAACGCTGTATCGACTAGCTCAGTACGTCCCGTCATTCGGCGAGCCCTCTTGTCCAGCTGTCTGTGAATGTAACAGCCCATCTCCCTGGTGACGTCCGCCGGGAGTGCCGACAAGGCGAAGCGGTAGAGCACATCCTCTGGTAGTTCATCCGCCTCCGGCTTGCGAGTGTGCAAGTATTCAATTTCCAACTTCGGCTCTGGGGTGACAGGCTCGCCTAGGCTGTAGGTGTATTCGGCGAGAAAGCACACAATAGCGGACAAGGCTTCCGTCTCCAATTCCTTCCGCAGGTCTTCCAACCCTAGGCTGCTTCGCTGTATGTGCTTAGATACTACGCCGTAGGCTACGTCAGCGAAGCGCTTGTTGAAAAGCTCGCGCTCCGAATCCTTTCGCCGCCAATCTCGGCGCTCGAAAGCCTTCTGACCAACCTCCAAGCTGTCGTAGTACGGGTTTGAATACTTTGGCTTGACCGGGTCGCACGACGTTCCGACGTTCGCCTTGGCATTCACCTTGGCGATATGCGCAAGCAACTCCCGGCGCTTTTCCGCTTCCACCTTGGCGAGACGTTCCGCCGCCTCACACTCCTTCGCCGACAAGGCCTGCTCTTTCAGTATCGGGTTTCTCCGTACGTCCGCTTTGTCGGTCTCATACGCCGAATCCATCGCGACGTTGCGCACCTTGTTCTGTTCCTTTTGCGCCTTGGCGATGCGCTTCGCTTTCGCCTTGGGCGTATCGGACTGTCGGGTACTGCTGATACCTGTTCCCTTAACTGCCGATTCAAACCGCGCAATCTCGGAGGCGATGCGCGCCGAGTTAGCCGCCTGACCTAGCGTGGCAGCGTCAATGTCGGCTTGTGTTACCTTTCCCACTACGTCATACCCGCGAATGCCGTCCATCGTTTTCGCCTTCGCCTTCTGCTTCGCCTTGGCGAGCTTGCGAGCCATCACCTTGCTCGTATCTGACGGTTTCATACCTGCCGGGTGTGCGTGTGGGATTGACGGGCATGCCGCAATCGGCATCGCCGCCACTAGCCTTGCTTTCTCTTCTGCCGTCATCTCCGGGGCGTTGCTCCGTACCATTGCCTTTAAGACACTGTCTTCTTGTAGTTTCTTGAGCACTACTTGTGCCGCCTTGTTTGCCTTAGCCCAAGCCTTGGCGCTTCGCTTTTCTGCAACGATCTGTGCTTTCTTCGCTGTCTGGTATTTGTACGCTTTCATCTGCTGTGTATTGGGTTTATTGTTACTTTGCACGCTGTCGCTGACGTTGGTTTCGCTGACGTTGACGCTGACTGATTCTGTATTCATTGTTTCGCTACGGCTAACGGGTTTTGGTTGTGTCCTAACTTCCCCTCACCTGAGGGAACGCACATTTTACAGCAGATCCTACCAGGTAGCAATAGCGCTATCTTGCTGAGCTAGAACTAGTTATGCATAATTATGCCTGCCAAAAACGGCCCCGAACCCGGGTTTTCCCGCGGCGTTCCTAGGGCGGCCGCGGCGTTCCTCGACTCTGGTTGACAGATGGATGGCGGGTGATGGCCAAGACCCCTCGAATGCCGGGACCGATTCCGAAGTACGCCAAGAACCAGACGGAGCTGGGGCGGTACCTAATGCCGCCCCGCGACCGGAAGATGATCCAGCGGGCCATGAAGCTGGAGGGGAACCCCGGGCGCACTCCCGACAACCGCTACGAGATCCTTCCGTGGCAGTGGTTCGTGAACCAGCACTTCGGCAGCACCACGGCCTCGAACGTACCAGACAAGCTGAGCCTGGAGGTGGAGCGCCTGCGGCTGCAGAACGAGAAGCTGAAGTTCGAGCTGCAGGTAAAGCAGAAGACTTTCAGCAGCAACACCGACATCGAGCTGTGGGTGGGCCAGATGGTGATGAAGGCCAAGCGGGTGCTCCTGGCGATTCCGGGCAAGCTGGCCCCGCAGATCCTTGGACTCCCCACGGAGGCAGACGTGGAGCGTCGACTCCGGGATGAGATCAACGCGGCCCTGTCGCTCCTCTCCGCCCAGCCTGCCGACGACTACGTGAGCACCGAGGCGGCCCCCGCGGCTCCGGCCGCGACAGAGCCGCCCGCCCCTGACACTCCGGCCGCCTCATGAACCCCGTCTGGAAAGCCGCCGCGCTGGGGTGGAAGCCAGCGGACATGCGCCCGCCCTGGCAGTGGGCGGAGGACAACTACACCGTGCCGGTCTCGGCTATCCCCGGGCCGTGGCGTTCTGAGAACAGCCCGTGGGTGCGCAAGCCCATGGAGGACTTCGCCAACAACGCCATCCGGCAGATCACGATCCTCTGCTCGGCGCAGTCGGCCAAGACGGAGACCATGCTGGTCCTCCTGTGCTGGATCATTGCGGAGGACCCCTCCCCCACCATGTGGGTCACGAGCTCCGACGAGGAGGCCCTCAAGTTTTGCAACGAGCGCTTGATGCCCGCGCTGCGCCTGTGCGAGCCCGTCAGGACGCAAATCCCGCTCGAACGCACCCTCGCCAAGAGCCAGGAGATCCTTTTCCCCACCATGGCGCTGGAATGCGTCGGGGCGAACGCCAAGGCGAAGCTCCAGAGCCGCTCCCGCCGCTTTCTGCTGCTCGACGAGGTGCGCAATTGGCCGGATTGGGCTCTCCCCATGGTCATGATGCGCGTGCGCACGTGGTGGAACAGCCGGGTCGTGGTCCTGACCACCCCGGAGAAGGTCCACGACACCGTCCATCTGCAGTTCCTGGACGGGTCCCAGTGCCATTACCACGTCCCGTGCCTCGGGTGCGGGCGGAAAGCCCCTCTGGAGTTCGAGAACCTCAAGGCAGAGCACCCCGAGACCCACAAATGCGTGAAGTGGGCCGAGATTCCAGGTGCCTTGGATGCCGACCGGAAGTGGGACTTCAACAAATTGGCTCCCCACATCCGCTACGTGTGCCCGGCGTGCGGTCACATGCACGAGGATCGGCCCCAGATCCGCCGCCGCATCGCGCTGGAGGGCGAATGGGTGTCGCACAACCCCAAAGCACCCGCCCATTTGGTCAGTTACACGTGGTCCGCGCTGCTTCCGCCGTGGGTGAAGTGGCATCGGCTGGTCGAGCAGTTCCTTTTGGCCAACGCAGCCCTCGAATTTGGCAATTGGGAGCCGCTGAAGTCGTTCATTACGGAGTCTTTAGGCAAACCATGGGAGGATCGGCTGCGTTTTGCCAAGACGGAGGGCTACATCGACGACCGTGTGACCGATTTTTCGGCTCCGTTCGCCGAGGCGCGGCGTTTCATGTGCATCGACGTGCAGGGCCGCGGCGGTCGGCACTTCTATTGGTCGGTCCACGCCTTCGCTCAGGGTGGCGCGCACCGAGTTATCGCCTTCGGACGGGCCTGGAGCATCGAAGAACTGCGTTCCGCGGCCGCGGAGCACCGGGTCGATGCGCCAAACGTCGCCATCGATAGCGGTCACTGGGCTGCCGAGGTGTATAAGTACATCATGGAGAGCGGAGTTCTGCCAAACGGCGACTACGCGTGGAAGGCGATGAAGGGCGACAAGGCTCCGTACTACCTGATCGAGAATTTGCGGCGTCCGTTCACGTGGTCCTGGGTCGATCCGTACCTCGGCAAGCGCTCCGCGAGCCAGATCAAGCCCATCCGGCAGGTCCTGTTCTCCAAAACCGCCCTCCTGGACCTCACGGAGGCTGATATGCGGGGCCTCGGGCCACCGCTGGAGCTGCCCGCCGGGGCGGAGATGCTCCACGAGTACAAGATGCACCTCACCGCGTACGAGCGGATGGACCGGACCAGCTCGACCGGGGAGGTCAAAACCGAGTGGGTCCAGAAGCGGGAGGACGATCACTGGGGGTCGACCTTCCGGATGGCCAAAGTTTGCGCCTGCGCAGCGGGTTTACTCGATGTGCGCGTTTGACACAGCAGTTTTCAACAGCCCAATGTTACTTCGTGTTGCACGAGAATTCCCGCGCTTGCTCCGTGGATTTCGACTTCGACGCGATCGATGCCCCGCCGAAGCCCGGCCCGGCGGCTCCCCCGACTCCCGAGGAGATTCACTACGAATCGTTGGAGTTCGGACGCCGTCTGGTGAGCTTCATCCGGCGGCAAGGTCGTGCGAGGCTGACGGTGGACTGTCTCTACCTCGCGATGGGAGACGCCGATCTAGAGCTAGTCACGATGACCGACATCGCGAAGTTACACGGGGTGTCCAAAGCGGCCGTCTCCAAACGAGTCCGCAAGCTGCGCGTTGAACTACACCTGCCCCCGAATGCAAACAACAAGTCCGAACGAGCCCGAGACACTTACGCCCGAACCAATTGCAGCCCCATCCGCCTCGATAAGTCTGCCAGCGGGGTGTGAAGTCGGCCGCCGCAGGCTGCTCATCCCGAAGAACTGCTCCTACGAGGACTGGATGCGGATCGGGAGTCGCCTGAAGGAGCTGAACGGCTCCGTGATGTGGCTCCTGGGCGACTGGCTGGCCTACGGCCACGCCAACTACGCGAAGGAGCAGTGGGGCGGCCGCTCCCCCACCGGTCTGTACGAGCAACTGAGCCTCGAAACGGGCTACTCCATTTCGACGCTCAAGAACGCTAAGTACCTGTGTTCCAACCTCGATTCGTCTCGTCGACGAGACAATCTGACATTCAGCCACGCGCTGGAAATCGTCAGCATGGCTCCGAAGGAGGAGGTCACCGAGTGGATCGACCGGGTCACCACCGAGCCGGTCACAGTGAAGAAACTCCGCGAGCAGCTACGCCGCGCCCAGTCTGATCATCGGCGCGAGTCGAACGATGAGGGCACGGTCTCGATCCTGGAGATCACCCGCCAGTTCGTCCGGGACTTCCAGGCCGAGTCTTCCACGATCAACCCGCAGCTCGCTTGGAAGCTGAAGGAGACGCTGCGTCCGGTGTTGTTGAGCCTCGGATACTCGTTAAGTTGACGGGCGTTGTTCCACGTGGAGCAGTGGCTAATCACCTACGCGGAGTACACCGACGCTGAACTCGCCAGCGAGATCGAATGGCTGCGCAAGCAAACGCGCAATCCGTTCGGCTCGCAGACCGAGGGCAACCGGTCCGTGACCCGCGCCACCGCTGAGTTCCGCGACCGGCTGGCCGCCGCCAGCCAGGTAAAGGCGTCTCGCAGCCAGGGGGCCTCGAACCCTCGCCATGGCATCGCGGACTTCAGCCAGGTGCGTGTGCGATGAGCGCGATCAGCTTAGTTGCCCGGTTGCGAGCCCTCGATCAGCGCATCGAGTTCATGCGGCTCGGCGTGGCCAAGAACATGGTCCGAGCACTCAAGGCGGACGGTGTGCCGATACGCCGCGGTGGCCCGTTCAGCTACGATCTTGGCCTGCATACGATCACGGTCCCTGCGAGAACGCGGACGCCGAAAAAGCTAAAAGGTAAGATGATGCATTCCCTTGCTCACGAGGCGGGACATGCATACCACGCGCTGCCCGTAAGTATGCGGGGAGCTCAAGATTCGGATTTGGTATCCAACGAGCAATCCGCGAACGCCAACGCGAGAGCCTTGCTCCGCCGCTGGGGCGCGAACGAGAGCGAAATTCGGGGCTACGACCGCACGCTGCGCAAAGCCTTTCGGTCGTACAATGGCCCTGAAGTAAAAGGCGCGTTCAAGGGTAGAGCGGCGATACTGGCGGGGCCTATCACCATGAAACGGCGGAGAACCGAGGGAGACGCTTACGAGTCGTCTGGTCTGATCTGAGGTTGACTGTCCCCACCTGGCGTGGCTTTCGACACCCGCAAACCATCCTTCCTCGATCGGGCCATTGCTGCGGTCGCACCGACCTATGCCCTTGAGCGGGCGGTAGCTCGTCAGAAACTCACCTTTTTCGGCTACGACGCGGCGAATCCGGGGACGGTCCGGGGCAGCTCCGGGGGCATGGCCAAAAATGCCGGGTCAGAAACGCCCGCGATGGCCCAGGACCGGCTGAAGCTCATGTGGGAGGCCCGGGACCTGGAGCGGAACATGCCGATCATCCGCTGCGTTCTGGATCGGATGGCCCAATACGTGTGCGGGCAAATTCGCTACCAGGCCCAGACTGGCAACCCCGAGGTCGACGCCCTCACCGAGTCCTATTGGCAGGAGTGGTGCGAAAGCGCGGCCGACCTGACCCACCGGCACAATTTCCGGATGCTGGTCGAGTTGGCCTTCCGCTCGATGCTCCGGGATGGCGATTTCGGTTTCGTGGGTGTCCGCAACGGCTCGCTGTACCAGCTGCAGTGCATCGAGTCGGACCGCATCGGCGACCCCAACAAGGTCTCGATGCAGAATTTGCCCGACCAGGTTCAAGGCATCCGCATCGACCCGAACGGTACCCCGGTGGGCTACGACGTCTACATCCGCGACCGCCACGTCTCGCGATACCAGTTCGACCGGACAGTCCCGGCGAACGACTTTTTCTTCCTCTCGCGCCCGCTGCGCACCGACGAGTACCGCACGGTCTCGTGGCTCGCCCCCATCATCGCTCCGGCTCGGGACCTCTACGAATTCTTCGCCTTTGAGCGCGGGGCCGCAAAGTGGGCGGCATCCATCGCGGGCGTCATCACGGTCAGCAACCCGCTCGACCAAGGCCCGGGCGGCAACGCTGGCATGTGGGATGGCCGGACCGTCGAAGGCGTGCCCACGGAGACGGTGCAGGGCAACAAGCTGCTGCGCCTGAAGCCCAACGAGTCCGTCACCCCGTTCAACACCGGGGCTCGCCCGTCTGGCGCGTTTGCAGCGTATATTGACGCGGCTCTCCGGGACATCGCCATGGGCTTGAACGTGCCTTACGGCTTCTTCGACATGAGTCGCTTCGGCGGTGCCACGGTGCGGCTGGAGGCCATGCAGCTGGATCGCACGTTCAAGCGCTACCAGGAGATCCTGGTGAGCAAGATCCTGGAGCCGATCAAGCGGACGGTGCTGAACAACGCCATCGCGATGCAGGAGATTCCGGCGACCCAGGGGTGGAATTTCGGCCGGTGGCAGTTCGGCCCGCACCTCACCGCGGACACGGGCTACGACACGGACGCCAACCTGCAGCTGCTCGCTCACGGTCTGAAACCGGCCGCGGAGATCGCGGGCGAAGGCGGCTACGATTTCGACGAGATCACCGAGCAGATCGTCAAGGAGACGACCCTCCTGCGCGACGCCTGCCAGGCAGCCGGGCTGCCCATCGAGCTCGTGGCTCCGGCGCGGTTCCCCGATGCGACGAACCAGCTGGCCGCCGTTGCCGCCGCGGCCGAGCCGCAGCCCACCCCGACGATCACCGACATTGGCGACGGTGCCGCGAAGCAGATCTCCGAGCTGCTCACGTCCGCCGCGAAGGGCGAGCTGCCTCGCGAGCAGGTCATCAATCTGCTGGTCACGGTCTACCAATTCGACCCGGCCGCGGCTGCCCTCATTGTCCCCACTCCCCAGCCGCTGGCTATCGCCGCGAACATGCCCGCACCGCCCGCCGAAGGGAAACCCAAGGGCGAGGGCGAGGAGCCGGAAAAGAAGTCGTCGGAGCCCAAGGAGTTTCGGTCGATCGTCTTCGAGCGGGATGAGGAGAACCGGGTGATCGGCGCGCACTTCGCCACAGCTACTACACCGCCATGCCCTTCTCCGAGTACGCCCGAAACGAAACCCTGAGCCACTGGTTTGTCCGCGGCCCAGTCTACGTCTCCCTCCACTCCGCCGATCCGCGCCAGCGTCCGGACACGGAACTGTCGGGTCGCGGGTATGGCCGTCTGCTGGCCTCGAAGACGTTCTTCTCCACGCCCGAGAATGGCATGACGGAGCTGCTTCAGGACCTGGAGTTCACGAACCTGCCCAAGGCCTCGGTCGCGTGGATTGGGTTCTGGGACTCCAAGGTATCCGGCAATCCGATCTTCTGGGCCGAGCTCAAGCGCTCGAAGTCCATCGATGAAGGGGACTCGTTCAAGCTGCCCAAGGGCAAAGGCCGCGTTTCGATGAAGTAAGACCATGGCCTCATTCACCCCGAACACTGGTGGCACGGTTAATTGGGATACCCTCTCCGGCGGGTCGACGAACGCCACGCTCGACACGTACACGATCAGCGCGAACACCACGCTGTTGATCGATACGGACTCGTATCAGTGCGCCAACCACTCGACGGCGTTCGGCTCGCTCGACACCGTCACGTTCACCGGCCAGGGCGGCAAGCTGCGGATCGACGGAACCAGCGTGCGGGTGATCCCGTACAACACGGGCACGGGCAACGTCCCCGCGATCGGCACCACGATCAGCCAGGGCGGCGTGTCCAGCGTGCTCCTGGGTGTCTGGTCGAGCTGGCTGGTCGAGCCGACCGCGGCTGGAGCGGCCATGCCTGCCAGTGGATTCATCAAGGTCAAAACCAAGACCGGCGGGGATTTCGCGGCGGGTGCCCTCACGGGTATCGGAGCCACGGCCACCGGGGCCGACGTGGTTGGGTGGATCGAGGTTCGAGGTGCCGACACGGCCTCGATTACAGTTCCGCGTCTGGGTACGTTCGAGGTCGTGGGTGACTGGTTCGAGCTCGGAACTACCAACGGTTCCCGCGGCCAGGTCCTGGCTTGCCCGACCACGGCCACGGTCGCGGGCGTGTTCCCTGGCGTCCAGATCGAGACATCCGCTGGGTCCGGCGTCTACGAATGGTACAGCAACGTAGGAAACCTCGCGGCGGCCTCGACCATCCCGACGGACGCCTACCGTGGGAAGATTGTCTGGCAGACCACGTCCGGCATTCGTATCGGTTCTGACGGTACAAACAACGTCGGCTATCTGCCCGCCACGGGCTGCAAAGTCCGCATTCCGAACGTCATTCTCACGTGCTGCACGCGCACGGTGAGCGGCAGCGGCCCGCGAGTTCTACCTAACGCGACCATGTCGACCCGCCAGGAGTTCGTCACAACGAACGCCGGATCGATCTCGATGTCGAAGTGCGTCAGCCAGTGGAACAATCTGTGGGCTCAGCCGTTCTCTGTTTCGCTCCGAGACTCCGCTTTTAGCGACCGCATCGACATTTCAGAAATGGCCTCGCCGGTCGACATTCTGCGGTCACTGGTCGCACCGACCCAAGCGCAGCTCAACATTTCGCTGAGCCTGGTCTCCTGCTTCGCTGGTGGAAACGTCACGGATTGCTATTTGATGCGGTATTCGTTGGCCGCGTCGGGCGCTTACGTAGGGACGTTCAACTACATCACTGGGGTGAATTTCTCCACAAACAAATTTGGCGCGCTGGCCGCTCGCGGCAATGTGACCGTAGGAGCGTTCACTTCAGCGCGGATGCAAGACTGCAATTTCAGCGGGAACACCACGTTCGCTGGCCGCTTCCTGGTGACTGCGAGCTCGCGGGTTTCGTTTTTCGAGACTAACTATATCGACGCCTTTACTGGTACCACAACCGCGACGAACGGCCAGTCCAGCGTCGAAATTTCATCCAGCGACAACATCCTAGTCGCAGCCGTTTATTTCCCGCTGACCAACCTGCATCCCTACAATGCGTTGGTAGGCACCACATCGAGTTTTAACATCACTGTTCGGGATATGGGGAGCCGCAGTGCTTTCCTGACGCTGGGCAGCGCCAACGCGACGGGCAACATCGTCAATTCTGGCGGCAACAACTCGAACATTAAAGTTCAGCGGTGTTATTGCTCAAACACCCGGACTGGCCTCCACGCTTTCGTGAACTCTGACACGAACGTTACCTTGGAGAGCGTCTTCGGAGACTTTGCAGATACCACGGCAGATGCTCAACTTAACTCGTTTGCCAAGGGGTGTGGTCGAACGATGGCCACGACTGGGCAGTCCTCCACGTACGGCACGCACTGGATGGACGAGTTCACCAGCAACACGGCGGGCCGAATCGTCGCGGTGATGAACGAGCCGACCGCTGCGTCGGCGGCTCAGTGTGCGATCACCTCTGGCATCCCGAAGTTCAATTCGGTGGGCCAGCTCGCCATGACCGTCGTCGGTCAGCAGGTCGTTTTGGAGATGCCTTACTTTGCGAAGGGGCACACAGCGACAGCCAATACCGCACCCACCCTCACTGGCACGACCACCGGGAATCTGACCTATGAGTTCCAGTACGACTTGGGGACCGGGTACAACGGCACCTGGCTGACGCTCAACCAGACCAATTGGTTCGCCGTCGGGGCGATCGACCCGGCGATCGGTATCCGCGTGAAGTTCCGTATCACGTGTGCGACGGCTGCGGTCGGCAATCTGCTCACCTGCATCCGAGTCGACACGGTCAGCACGCTCACAGCGCAGACGGACAACCTCTACCCGCTCGACACTTACACGATCACGCTGACTGGAGTGTCCGCGGGCACCGAAATTCACGCCTATCGTGGGAGCGTCGACTACCCGGACGACGCCGAGGAGATCTCCTCAACGGAGAGCAGCGGTACCTCGTTTAGCTTCGAGATCACTGACGATGATGCGGGCACCTTCGGGTACATCACGCTGGTGAAGTACGGTCTGAAGTTCCTGGTGATCCCGATCCTTTTCACCTCGTCGGACGTTTCGATCCCGATCTTCCAGGTGACTGACCGCGACTACGCCAATCCAGTTTAATACCACCAACCGCCATGGCCAAAATCACTGATCCCGATCTGTTGGTCGTCGATACCGAGCTGTCGATCGACACCGCAGCCAAGACTTTCACGCTGAACGTTGCAGGCAGTCTCGCCGCCAAGGATGGCGTCACGCTGCAGGCGCTCTATTCCAAGTTCGTCGAGCTGTGGACGACTGCGACCTACAACAAGTATCCGTTCCCCATGTATACCATCGACGCTCGATCTGGGCAGTTCCAGTTCGGCACCGACGGCAGTACCTACAATGGGTGGAAGCCCGCGAACGACGCGACTCGCCAGATGCTCCGTGATGGCGGTTGGTCGGAGTTCAGCGCGGCGGGTGCGTTGAATCGCCAGTACGTAGGTCTCGTGGCCCTGGCCTCGGGCTTCCCCGCGGGCGCGCAGTTCTACTACCAGCGGGCCTCCGGCGGAGCGGCGAACAACTTCACGTTCACCGATGCCCCGAACGAAGGTATCCAAGTGTTCGGTGACGCCTCGAATGGAAATTTCGATACGCGCACCTACTTCAAGATCTTCTGCCGCGAGTACAACTACACCTACGATGATGCCGTCCTGGGCGACGTCGGTGAAACGGCGACGGGTGCGTTCAAGGTCGCTCTCCCGCTGTCGGTCGGCTCGGACCTGAAGATCCAGGCCAACGATGCGGCGATGACGGGCGCTCCCTACGATGGGATCGACGTCACCTACTTCGGTTCCGACCAGACCAAGACCATCGGCGGCGCGGGCTACCCATTCCGTGTGGTGGTCGACGGCAACAACGCGACGCTGGAGCAGATCTACACGAAGCTGCAGTACCTGCTGCGCCAGACCGGCGACATCGATGCAGGCGCGGGCACGGTGACCGGCAAGACGGCCAATTCGCTGGCGTACTTCGTCGGCGATACCCTCTACACGACCCAGAGCGTGTTCATCGAGAACATCCAGGCCAATGACCTGAACCGGATCGTGTTCGTCGATCAGAACGGGGTGCAGCGCACCTATCCGTTCGCTTCGGCCGGGACGCTGGCCTTCAACTCCTTCCTCGTGGGTGCGGGCTCGTACTACCGCATGTTCTTCACGACCCTGCCGGGGGCCTCGAACGACTACGGCGAGGCCAGCGCGGTCACGGTCGACGACAATGCGGCCGCGGACATCGCCGGGACGATCAGCACCTCTTCGATTGCATTCACGTTCGACTACGACGGCAACACTCAGGGCGGACGCACTCCTGGTACAGACGCTGCGGTGACCATCGTGGCGGGCCGCCCAGGCTACGCAAAGCCCGTGGTCGCCACCGGTACCATCACTCGCTCGAAGGGCATCAGTTTCTCGCTCGTCGCCGAACAGGATCGTGGTTACCTGAATCCCTGATCATGACCTTTGATGGGCCGACCAAGCGGATCGATCTGGGCTCCGGCGAGACCACCGTCTCTGTCCGCGAGCTGTGGTCGCGCTGGGTCGACTGGGTCGCCACGAGCGACAACTCGAAGTTCCTGCCCGCGTTCGAGCAGGTGGGCGGTCAGACCATTGATGCTGGAGCGGGGACCTCGATCCCGATCTACGCATTCTTGCTCAACGGCTGGCGGATCAAGCCTCAGGAGGCCAACCACACCCTGACCATCAACGACGGGGTGCTGCTGGTCGACGGGGGCGGCGATCCCATCGTCAATACGACGGGCTCGTTCACGGTGCGGGTGAACTACTCCCAGCCCGTGCAGGCCATCACGGTGGCCACGGGCGGCAGCTCAGGTGGGCTGACGACGGAGCAGGCCAACATGCTGTCGGACATCGCCAAGATCCACGGGCTGATCGCGGGCATCAGTCTGGTGGTCTCTCCCACTGCCCGTTCGGCTGGGGACATCACCCAGACCATCACCGACGTCGCCGGGACGGTGACGGTCACCCGGACGTGATCTCACCCGGCTTACTCGCGACTCAAGGGTTTGGCGGCGGTCCCCTCGACATTGCGACGCAGGGGTTCCTGTCGGCGGTCGCGCCCGAGCCGACCCCGCAGGGCGTCCTGCTGGGTGGCATCCTGGCGCGTCGTCGCAGCGAGTTGCTGCCGACCCCGCGGGTGCGTAAGCCTGTCGAGTACGTCGGGCAGTTCGATGCCGAGGATCGTGGCGTGGGTCGGTTCGAGGGGTGCGGCCGTCACCACGGGGCGTTCGACCGGATGGACCGGGGCATTTGCGACTTTGAGGTGGTCGTGGGTCGGGCTGGTACCTTCGAGGGCAACCAATGGACGGGCATGGAGTTCGAGGCCACCGCGGAGGCGCTGGGCGGCTTCGAGGATGCGAGCGCAACTCCCGAGGTCGAAATTGACGACACAGTGGTGGTAGCAGAGTCCGAATTTGAGGGCATGGCCGAAGATGCAGAGGCTACGGCATGCGAACCGATGGTCTTCCGCGTCCGCGAGGACGAGGCCGCGATGGCTCTGGCCATCCTGGCCCTGACGGTTGACTCCCGGTAGTTCGGCATGAACAACCGCCGCGAGCAGGAGGAAAAGCCGTCTTTGGGTCGTCGAATCATGCGCGTGGCGGCACCCATCGGCTCGGCCGCAGCGGTGCTGGCGGTTGCCCACGCCAGGCGCGCCCGGGTGCCCACGGGCGTCAAAAACCCAGAGACGCCAAGCGCAAAGGAGCGCCTGTCTTTTTTCCACCCTACCCCGGAGCCCCGCTTCCCGAAGCCGGTCGACCCCAAGAACCCTCGCTCGACCCGGTGGCTCACGCAGTCGCAGATCGACGGGAAGTCGGTGGTCCCCAAGCCCGGCCCGCTGTACGAGGGTCCGGACCTTCATGAAAACGTGGGCAAGCCCATGGCAGCCGCCGCGGCCGCACCAAAAGTGGCTGACGTCGTGCCCATGCCGGGGGCGGCGGATAAGCCCGTCCGGACCACCGAAGACGCCCGCAAGACCGGGCGCAAGATTCTCTCCGACGCCGACAGCGGTCCTTCGCTCAAGGACATCAAGGCGAAGCACTCTACTCCGCCCGCCCCGGCGAAGGTGAAGGGCCAAAAAGTGGTCGACGTGAATGCTGAACAAGCGGCCAAACTCGCCGAACGCTCGAAGAAGAAAGCGGTCGCTCGGGCAAAATCGAAGATCAAGGAAATCAAGGCGGGCGGCAAAATCACCGAGGCCTCCGCTCAGCGACTGAATGAGATCTTGTTCAATGACGGAAACGCCGACTTCGGCAACCTCATGGGTGCCTCGGATCGCGTGATGACCGCGTATCGCAAAGGTCGCCGCATGGTTCCGTGGATTCGCCGCGGTGGTCAGGTGGCCGGAGATGTGGGCGACGTCGCTAGCGGCAAGAAACCCAAGGACCCGTTCTGGAACAAAACCTGGGCCAAGAGCGCGGCCGTGGGTGCTCTTATTGGCGCGCCCATCCTGGCTGCCCGGAAGATCAACACGTGGCACCACCAAGACTTGAAGTTCCCGAACTCAGTTCACGATACGTCGCCCAAGCTGGGTCGACTCAAGGAGACTATCCTGAAAAAGGCCCGTCAGGCGGACGCCAAGTGGGTCGCGAACGGCCTCAAGAAAGGCGTGAAGCGTGAGCCGATCTTCACGAATGAAGGTCCGTTTTTCGCCTCGAAGATCAAAAACCCGGTGCTCCTGCAGGCAGTTCTACGGAAGGTCGAGTTCGCCCGCCGGGACGAACGCGACAAGAAGATGTCGACAGGAAAGAAGCTGGCGATCGTTGGAGGCTCGCTGGGCCTCGCAGCGGCCGCCTCCGCTCCGGGTATTGCCGCGTACCGGAACATGACTAAGACCGGTCGCGAGCTCCCTAAAGCTATGGAGAGTCTCCGACGTGCGTCTCAGGAAGTTGGCGACGTCGCCCGGTCGATCAAAGAGAGCCGTAACAAGACGTGGCTACGCCGTCGGCTTGGGTTCGCGGCGAAGGTGAAGAATCCGGTGCTCCTGCAGGCTGTTCTCCGGAAGGTCGAGTTCGCCAAGTCGGAAAAAGACGATTCTAAGACCCGCAAGGCCATCCGTGGCGCAGGCCTCGCCTCCGCAGCGATCGGTGTCGCGACGCTCCCGGCGGCCGCTCCTATGCTGCGCATCGCTGCCCGGAGTAAGACTCCCGGGGGCAACTCCCCGGACAAGTTCATTCCGGATTATCTGTCGTCTGCCCAGCGGCTACTGAACGGACCCATCACCGGAGGTATCGCCGGGAAGGTGATCCAGAATAAGAGGCTGACCACAAAGCCAAATACCTTGCCGCGTTTCATGGCGGACCACTATGCCCGGTTTCGCGCCGGACCAAAACAGGCGTTCGACCACTGGCAGTACGAGGTTGGCGAATCTCTCGCCAACAAGGCCAAAGCTCGTGGTATCGCCCCGTCGGATTCGCCAGGGATGAAGCGGTTTCTGGGCGGCATGAACAAGGTGCAGGGGCGGATCAACCAAGGGCTGTGGAAACGCGGGTTGAACGAAACTGAAGCTATTGCTCGCTCTCTGCGTTCCAACGATCCGGAGGTTCGCGATTACTCCCGCCTGATGATGACGCACAAGGCCAAGGCTGCCGCGGGCTATGCTAAATACGCGGCCATCAGCCCCGGTCTCGTGGCAGGTGGAGCTGCAGCGTACGCTGCGGCCCGCCCGAAGGACAAGGAGGAGAAGAAATTCCAGGCGGTCGGGTTCTCTACGGTGGACCCTTTGGAGCGTGGCTGGGATCTGCGTGACGCTCGCGGCCGGTCGGCCCGGGTCTACGCCCCCGGGTCGCGCAAGCGCCAGCGTCGGGAGAAGGAATGGAACGAGCGAGTGGACAACATCCGACTCGTGCGGAACATCGCAATCGGTGCGTCTCTTGCGGGTGCTGGTGGTACGCTTTACTACCGCAACCGCCTTAAAAAGGCGATCAATCCGAACCCGCGCAAGGGGCATGTGCCCCACCCGGACATCCTCTCCTTTCCCACTCCAGCGAAACCGAAGGCCCTGGCTGCGAAACTTCGCCCGGTTGAACTGGCCACCCCAGCCATCCGGAAACTCGGGGAAGCGGTCGCGGACAACGTCAGTCTGCCCGAGCGTGAACCCACCACGGCAGAGCAGGCCTACGCGGCCATCCAAAAGCTGCCTCCGAAGCAGCGCCGTGGGGTGCTGCGTATCCTCGGTGCAGGCACGCTCGCGGCCGGTGGAGTTGTCGCCGGGAAAATCGCCAAGCGACCGATCCTGGGCAGCCTCGTCGGAGGCACCGCGGCCGGGTTGACTCTCGGGTAAGCGCAATATGGCCCTGCAATTGTTCCTGTGGATCTTCGCGGTGATCGGCGTCCTCGTGACTGCGATCATCGTGTTTTTCCTCCTTGGTTGGATGTTCGCTCACATGGTGGCCAAGGCGCAGCTGCGACGCATCACCCGCCGCGGCCCGTTGACAACGACGCCCGAACAATCCGAGTCCCCAATCATCTCTCCACTTAACTGACCACGCCCATGAGCAAATCCTTCGTTTCCCGCCTCGTCCAACTCGACGCCGAACTCGACCAGGTGGTCGAATTTGTCACCCGCAAGCCGGAGGACGAAAGGTCTGCCCTCGGCACTGCGGCCACGGTCGGCGGAGTTGGCGCTCTCGGATACGCGGGCCAGAGCATCCTGCGTGGGCGTGCGTGGCAAAAGAAAGTCACGGGGGCTGCTGACAATTCCATTGGCGGTCTTGGCGGTGCGTTCCGCACGGGTCACCGCATGAACGTCATGGCCGCCCGCGGAGCGTGGCGTGGCCTCAAGAACTCTTCCGCTGCGCGGAAGCTGTCCGGCATGATGATGTAGTCTGGGTGTAGTTCGCACAAAAGGAAGCCCCGTCACCGAGAGTTGACGGGGCTTTTCCTTTATTATGGCCATCGATCCACGTGTCCGGGATGCCGCCGGGCAGTTCTCCAACCGTTCGACCGTCACCGCCCCGGCGCTACGCAAGGCCTGGCGTCTGGGCGGTATGCGCCGACCGATGAAGGTCGGTCCGACCAACACGCTCTCCCGACCGGCGGCTGTGTTCAAGGACTCCCGCACGCTGGTGCAGTTCGACGCGATCCCGTCCACGTTCACGGCCGACCGGATCGACGAGGTTAACGCCATCATCCGCGGTGTATCCGTGATCACCAACGGTCTGATCGCCCGCGGTCACGACCTGACGGTCGACGACACGACCCTCACGCAGATGCAGGCGTGCGCCGAGGCCAAAGGCCAGGTCCCGGTCAAGGTCGACCACAAGAGTGGAGCCGCCGCCGTCTGCGGGTTCCTCACGAATTTTCGGCAGCAGGAAGGCAAGCTGAAAGCCGACTGGTACCTCCTGACGTCGCACCCCCAGAAGGATCAGATTCTGGAGGTCGCTCGACGGATGCCGCGAGGCGTCGGCCTGTCCGCCGCGTTCCTCCAACCCGAAAAACCTGAGCTCACACCCGACGGCAAAAAGGCCGCCCGGTGCGCTGAACTAATCTCCGTCGACTACGTAACACTCCCCGCCGCAAACCCTGACGGAATGTTTTCGGCAAAAGTTGACAGCAATTCCACGACAATGAATCCGGAAATTCTCGCCGCCATCGAGGCAGCCATCGCCAAAGCCGTTGCTCCCCTCCAGGAGCAGATCGCCAAGCAGCAAACCCTGATCGACTCCCTGCAGGCGCAGCCTGATCCGGAAGGCGAGCAGGAGCTCACCATCGAGGATCTCGCGCAGATGTCGCCCGAGGAACTCGCCAAGCTCGACCTCACTCCGCAGGACGTCGCTGAAGCGATGGCCCAGATCCAGGCCCAAGGTCAGGATGAAGGCCAGGGTGAAGGCACCGAGGCGAACGACGAAGCAGGCGAAACGGAAGCCGCCGCCGCCCCCGCGGGTGCTGGCGCTGCCGCTGGTGCCGGAGTCGGCCTGAGCGCTCACGTTTCCCGCCAGCTCGTTCAGCTTTCCGCCCAGCTCAAGCAGCTCCGCGATGACCGCGAGAGCGACAAGGCCGAGGTCTTGTTCGCCAGCATCGAGGGCAAGATCGCCACGCTCGTTCAGGAAAACGAGCACCTGCGTCAGGCGCTGCGCGATGGTTCCGCTCCGGTCAAGCCGGGCGTCGACCGCAACGGCATCCGCTTCTTCTCCCGCGGCAAGGAACAGGGCAAGTTCGAGAACCTGGTCCAGTTCCACATCGAGGAGAAGAAACTCACGAAGAACCAGGCTTTCGCTGCCGCCATGCGGGAAGATCCGGCGGCGTACGACGATTATCTGACGCGCACGGGTGTGCGTCAGGTGAACGCCTGATCCACCGCAACCACCGCAACGTCACTAAATTCTAAATACCATGGCCTCTTTCACTGACGGTCCTACCAAGTCCTATCTCGCCACGGGCGCGATCGGCGTTTACCTCCGCGTCAAGAAGAATGCCGGGACCGTCGAGGTCGCTGGCGTTGCTGATGCTTCGATCGGCGTCACGATGGCGAATGTCGCCACGGGTGAGCCGGTCACGGTCCGCCTCAAGAGCGCGACCGGTTCGTACTTCTACGTCGCTTCCAAGGCGATCGCCCAGAATGCTCCGGTCTACGGCGCGGCCTCGGGTAAGATCACCGATGCACTCGGCGGCGAGTTCCTCGGGTACGCGGAACAAGCGGCGGGCGCTGATGGCGACATCATCGAAGTCCTTTCGGTCGGCGGGATTGTCCCGGCCCCGACGGCAGCCGCTGCGCAAGCCGCGGCCACCGACGCTGCTACCACGCAAGCCCTCGCGAACCAGCTGCGCACGGCGCTCATCGCGGTGGGCATCATCAAGGGCGCGGCCTAATTGGCAGCAGTTTTCAACAGCCCGCCAACCAACCGCACTAACCAAGGTTATTCGCCATGTATCTCAATTCTGATGCCCGCATTCGTCCCGAACTGAGCGCCGTCGTCGAGGAGGCCGCCGCGGCCGATTCGTACTTCATCGGCTTGAAGGTCTTCCCGGTCTACAACAGCCCGAAGAAGACCGGGAACTTCATGAAGATCACCGCTTCGGCGTCTGAGCTTCAGAAGAAGAACATCACCGACCGCGCTCCGAAGGGACCGTACGGTCAGGTCGATCGCACGTACGAGAAGGACACGTTCATCTGTCAGGACCGCGGTCTTGAAGAGATGCTCGACGACTCGGTCACGGCCGAGCTCGCCGACTTCTTCAGCACCGAGGCGGTGACGTCGAAGCTCCTCCTGCGTTCGATCATGCTCGACTTGGAGACCCGCATCGCTGCGAAGGTCTTCAACGCCTCGAACTTCGACGCGGTGGCCGCCACGGCGGCCTACACGGTCGTGAACATCGCGACGATGGACTTCGCCCTCGACGTCCAGAACGCGCTCAAGCGCGTGAAGAAACGTGGCGAGTTCGTCAATACGATGATCCTGAACCGCGACGTGTACGACCGCATCCGTCTGTCGGACAAGTTCGCGAAGTTCCTGTTCGGTCCCCTCGGTGGGGGCCAGCAGATCACCGAAGAGATGCTCGGCAAGGCGTTCGGCATCCCGAGCGTCCTGATCGCCGACGCGACGGTCGACCTCTCGGCCAAGGGCAAGACGGCCGCGGCCGATTACATCTGGCCTTCGACCCACATCTGGCTCGGCAACGTCCAGGGCGGCGATTTCAGCGCAGGTGGCGCGGGTCGTACGATCCTGTGGACGGGCGACGCGGCCTCGCTGTTCGTCACCGAGACGTACCGCAACGAGTCGATCCGTTCCGACGTCATCCGGGTGCGCACGCACACGGATGAAAAGGTGATCAGCACTCCCTCGGGTACGTTGATCACGACCAACTACGCCTGATTCGCCATTCAGGCTTGGTAAGCAGCAGCCCACAGCGCGAGCCCCGTCACCGAAAGTTGACGGGGCTTTTCTTTGCACACGCCCAATCCTTTTCCATGAGCACGTCCTCGACTCCCGTACCCTCGACCACCGCGGCCAAAAAGCCGCTCGTTTCCATGCTCCGTACGCCGACGGACCCCCGTCGCGCCAAGATCGCCAAACAACTCCTGGCCAAGCGCGGCTACTCGACCCAGTTCAAGCGGCCGCTCGATCGGCTGGTTGCCCTCGACGCCAAGCTGACGGAGTTCATCTCCATCGAGGAACAGGCGGCTTTCAACAAGGCCTTGAAGGACTCGAAAATCCAACACCGCGAGGAGACGCCCACCCGCTGGGCGAATAAAGGTGCAATCCTCGGCGGGCTCGGAGGAGTTGCAGCGGGCATCCACGACGGCCGGAGCCTCGAACGAGAGATCGTCGCCAGGGATGTGCTGAATGGTAAGACAGTTACCACTGGGCAGTACCGTAGACGTGTCGCGAAGACTGCAGCGCAGGCGAGTATCGGATACGGGGCGCTTGGCGTAGGCGCAGGAGCAGCCCTTGGTGGCATCGCTGGCCTCATCAAGCGCCGCGGCCAACGCAACGACGACACGCGCCGCCGCATCGAGCAACTCACCTCTGGCACGAAGTGAGCGAGTTCTCAGAGGCATTCGCAGAGGCATGGGAGCCCGCCCTCGGGGTATTCGGCGACGAATGCACGATCGGCGGGGTCACCTACCCCTGCATCATCCACGGGTTCGAGACCTCGACGGAGGTTCAACGGGGCCAGGCCGGGCGCGTGCGCACGGCCAATGGCTCCGTGATTCTGTCCTCGACTGACTGGACAGCCTCCGGTGCGCGCAAAGGCACCCAGATCACTATCCCTGGCGGCACCTTCCGGGTGCTCAACGATCCTGAGCCTGGATACACTTCCAACACGATCGAGCTGCAGCTCGGTCCCCTCACGTGAACACCATCCTCGTAGGACCCAACCTGGAGATCGAGCGTGCCTTTGTCGCTCTGCTCAAGGCCGCTCCGGACCTGGCCGATCTCACCATCGTTGCCGCCAGCGACCGCGAGGCCGAGGTGCCACCCCTTCATTGCTTCGTCATCTGCGACGAGGCTGTTCCTCAATTGCCCACCGGCCCGATCTACAAGGCCAACGTGGCGGTCACACTGGTGACCAACATCGACGATCACACCACCGCGTTGCGCACCGACTGGTGGTCGAAGGTCCTGAAGGTCGTGGGCAAAGCCCCCGAGTTCCAGGAGTTCGATTCCGGCAACGCCATCATCAAAGGCTGGGTGGTCAAGGTCGTGGGCGAAGTGAGCAGCGGCCAGCAGACCGGCGACGTAGCCCGCCTGAGCGTGGGCGTAATCCTGTAGTTGACGATACCCCTTTCCTACCATGGCCACTAATCAGACTCACCACGACATCCGGCACGCGATGACTGTCCAGATCGCGAGCATGCTGACCGAGAAAGCCAACCTTGCCACGGCCGTTGCCCGCAACACGGCGCTCGGCAATCCAACCGTCGGTGATGGTGGCGCGGCCGCCACGGGTGAACTCGGCCTGGCCGCGGATGCCCTGTCCGAGCTGCTCGATCCGGGTGCGGGTGACGTTGATTTTGACGGCCTGACCCCGGTGGTCGGCACGCTCCCCGCCACGGGCACGGTCGGTACGCCGATCAACATTGGCGTGGGTGGCACCAACCCCACCTCGTTCACGGTGAACGTTGCTCACCTGCTCCCGTTCCCGCTGGTGGAGCTCGATCCCGTCGGTGCGGGCAGCAACATCAACATCACGGCGTTCTGCACGTTCACGTGGGCGAAGACCTCGTTCCCCGGCATCTCGGGAGTCACTCCCAGCGTGTGTACGGTGAAGATCCAAAACGTCGGCACCACGGTGGCGAGCGGCCAGTACACCCTGCGGTTCACCAACCCGCTCGATGCAGCCGCCGGGGTTGGTGTGTCCGCCCCGGCGTACTTTGCCGCCGCCTGATCCCCGAGGCCATGGCGCTCACTCGCAAAGGCGCAGGCTACCGCTACGGCGCGTCCGGATTCACTTGTCCGGGCGTGGTCGTGGCCGCTGCCGATGTGGCAGTTGAAGCGACGCTCAACGCGACGATCACCGATGCCGAGGGCAAGGTGCGGACCCACATCTTCGGCAATCAGAAAGCCACGCTCCGGATGAACGGATACACGACCACGGGCACGCTGCCCGAGATTGGAACCCAGGCCTCCGGAGCGGGCGAGGTGGGTTCTGTGGTCAGCAGCTCCATCAACGCCAGCAACGAAGACTTCCAGCGCGTGAGCCTCGTGGCCGAGGCCTACGCACTCTAACCCACAACACGACCCACCAGCCGCCGCGGCGGGTGGTTGACAGATCCCAATCACCATTATGGCTCTCACACGCAAAGGCGCAAACTACGCATTCGGTACCACCGGTTTTGCCGTCACGGGCATCGACTCGCTCACTTCGGTGTCCGCGAGCAAGGAATACTCGGTCAACACAACCGCGAAGAACACCGACGGTGAGGTCGCCGCTCACCTGTACGGCTCGGAAAAGCAGAGCTTCACGGCTGAAGGCTACGTCACCGGCTCGGTGGCCCCGGTCGCCCTCGGTGGCACGGCCACGGTGGCTGGTGTCAGCGGCGTCGTGACTCAGTCCTCGATCCAGGCGAGCAACGAAGATTTTGCGAAGGTTTCGGTGCAAGGCGAGGCCTACGCCGGTATCGCTTACTGAGCAAGCAGCTGAGTGACCCTTCGCGTTTGTGGCTGACGAAATCCAGTATTTCGTCCACGACACAAACTTCGTCGAGGCGTTCGCCAACGTGCCCCACCGGGTACTCGGCAAACGCCTCGATCCGTTTTGTCTGTGGCACCAATTCAACCTGGAGATCACCCAGAGCCGGGTGCTCCTGGGCGCGCCGTTGACCCACCTGGACCTGTGGCAGTTCGTCAAGATCTGCACCACGCCCTGGAACCTGGCCCACTACGTCCCTGACCTCCGGCCGCCGTCGATGCTGCGCCTCCTGTATCTGGGGAAGCGGTACGACCTGGCGACCGAGGTCAAGCGGATCTCCGACTACTTGGTCGACTTCAGCGCCCGGCCGAAGCTGTGGCCCAACAACCACGAGCAGAAGCTAGGCAACGACCGGGACTTCGACGAGAACCTGGAGCTCGCGCTCCACCTGGTCAAAGAGGGCTCGTTCACGTGGCGCGAAGTCTGGACGATGCCGCTGGGCGTCCTCCATTGGAACAGCACCGGGCTGGCCAAACTGGCGGGTGCCAAAGTCGACATCTGGACGCCGGAGCACGAAGAAATGTTTCAGGCCCACAAGGCCAAACGGGAGGCCCGGATTGACGCCGAAGGTAGGAAGATCGCCGAAGCCGAGGGCATCTCCTACGAGGTCGCCCGCAAAAAAGCGCATGACGCCTACTGGGCCGAGGTGAGAAACGGATATGCCATCGCCCGACAACAACCCCAACACCGGTAAGGGCCGGATCAACGCCGACCTCGCCGGGGCCGCTGCCAACCTCGGCCCCGCCGCGGCCAGCCTTGCTGCGGGTGCTTCGGCCACTCAGGTGGCTTCGGACACGCTCAAGAGCGTGGTGCTGGACAAATTGCTCGGACCGACCGCCCTGTTCGCAGGTGGCATGATCGGTGTCCTCAAGACGATCCGTTCGATCGTCCAGCAGTCCGGCATCCTGGAACGTGGGCTGCGCAACATCGCCCAGACCCAGCAGATCGAGGGCAAGTTCGAGACCCTGCTCAAGAGCGCCACCCTGGCCAAGCAGCGGATCAAGGAGCTGTACGACTTCACGGCCAGCGCCCCGTTCAAGTTTGAGGACGTGGCGGAGGCCAACCGGCTCCTGCAGGCCCTGACGAGCGGTGCTCTGGCGGGTGCCAAGGGGATGAAGATCGTGGGCGATGCCGCGGCCGCCACGGGCCAGGAAATGAGCACGGTGGCCGGTGCCGTGGGCAAGGTCTACAACGCCCTCGCATCGGGGCGCAGCCTCGACCGTACGCTGTTCCTGCTGCAGCAGACGGGCGTCGTGACGGATGAACTGGCGGCGGAGCTGGAGAAGCTGGAGGCCCAGGGCGGTTCCTTTGCGGAGAAGTGGGCGGCCGTGGAGAAAGCCCTGACCCGCACCGAAGGCGGCATGCGCAACGAAATGCGCACGCTGGAGGCCCTGTCATCCCGGCTGGAAGAGACCAGCAAGATGATGGAGAAGGCGTTCAGCAAACCCTTCGCCGAGGCCCAGACCAAATCGATCGAGACCACGATCAAGGCCACCCAGAACCTGACGCCCGTCCTCGCCCAGATCGGCGAGGACCTGGCCCCGATCCTGACCTTCGGCAAGCAGTTCAAGAACTCCATCGCGGAGCAAACCCTCGCCACGAAGGAATTCGCGAACGGCCTGACCGTCCTATGGAACGTGGGCAAAGTCGCCTTTGCCGGGCTCGCGGCGGCCGCTGGCACCCGTCTGGTGGCGGGACTGGCCAGCCTCGGCCCCGCTGCCCGGGGGGCCACCCAGTTCCTCTCCGGGGTCCGGGCGAACGCCAAGTCGGCTCTCGCGGAGGCCAAGTCGGCCGGGGGCGGGTACACCAAGGCCGCTGAGCTGTTCCAAGGGGCCGAGAAGGAGCTCGGGTCTGGAGGCAGCGTTACCATTGCCGCCGAGATGCTGGCGACCGCAGCGGCGACCCGCGTCTCCACGGCTGCGATGATCGCCCACTCCACGGCCATGAAAGCGGTGGGCACCTCCACCGGGCTGGTGGCTGCTGCCAATTACACCGCCGCTGCGTCCTCTGTGGCCGTTGGCGGGGCGTTCGGCATCTTGAAGAAGCTCGCCTCGGGACTCGCCGTCATTCTTCGCAGCGTGGCCGTTGCAGTGGTGTCCAACCCCTTCACGTGGGTGGCCACGGCCGCGGCGTCCCTGTTCCTGCTCAAGAAGGCCATGGACGATGCAGACAAGGCCAGCCAGGACCTCAGCGAGTCGCTGGCCGAGACCAATAAGCAGCTGCGCGAGCAGGTGAAGGCGGCGGACACGGTCGAGAAATGGACGAAGGCGATCAATGACCTGACGACGGCCTACGCGAAAGCGAACGCTGAGCTGGATGCGATGGTCGCGGCGGAGAAGGAGATCGGGGTCTTCGGTCAGGCGAAGGACTTTGCCGTCAAGTTGTTCTCGGGACGCGACCCGGCAGAACAACGCGCTCAGGATCGCGCCCGCCAGGCTGACTCGATTGGGGCGATTGCCTCGCTCCGCCGCAACGCTCTCGGCCGCCGGGGGCTCGTGGGCATGTCGGACCAAGAGCGCGAGTTCTTCCGGGGCGACATTCAGCAACGTGAGCAGCTGCGGGATCAGCAGTTCTCGCAGGACTTCGGCAACGCTGACGAGGCGGGCAAGGTCCGGCTGGCCAAGGAGCGCATCGCTCTCCTCGAACAGGAGGCCAAGGCAGGCCGGACAATCGCGGAGACCCGCGACAAGTTTGACCGCAGTCAGCGGGGCGGCGACGCGGCCGCGGCGGACCAGCGCATTGCTGACGAGATCGACCGCGCCAACCGGCTGAAAAATCGAGGCCGGGAACTGGGGCTCAACGACACCGATTTCAAGGATCTGCGTCTGGCCGGAGCCAACATTGAGCGCGACCTGCAGGCAGCCCAGGCGCGGGTCTCCTCGGCTCCTGCTCCCACCCAGATTTTCGCCGGGCAAGGCACGATCGCGACAGGCCAGCCCGGCCGTCCGGACGAAACGGTTGCTCAGCTGAAGGCCCAGCTGGATGTAGTTGACGAACTGCGACAGTCTGAAATGGCCCGTGAGGACGCGGCCCAGACCTCGGCGCGTCTGCGTAACGGCTCCGATTCGGAGCTGATCAAGCTGCAGCAGCGGCTGGTCGACCTGAGCGACGACGCCACCCTGTCGGAGAAGCAGAAGGCCGATGCGAAGATGGCCACCACCCGGCAGATCATCGTGCTCGAACAGCAGATGGCCTCGTTCCGCCAGAAGGAGCTCGATGCTGTCCAGCTGAAGAAGACCCTGACAGAGGAACTGGAGCCCATGGAGCGCCGGATGAAGCTGGAGCTCGACTGGGAGCGGAAAATTGCGGACGCCCGTTTGCTCGGGTTGGAGACCGCGAGCATGGAGATGCAGAAGCAGCTGGACATCCTCAACGACGAGTTGAAGACGGCCACGGCGCTCGGGCAGTCCATGACGATCCGCAAGATCAAGCTGCAGATCACCCAGATGACCGTCGACCAGGACAAGAGCCGTCGTGGGATCGACGACCGGCTGGCCCGCGACCGCGCCTCCCTGGCGGGCGACGAAGGGGCCATCCAGCGCATGGAGGACGCGAAGAGTCTGCGCGAGCGGGTCAGCGAGTTCACGTCCAGCGGGCGCACCGTGCAAGACGCCATCGAGGCGGAGAAACTTCGCGTCGCCGCTGAAGAGGCCCGGCGCAACCGCGAGAACCCCATTGAGGACCAGCCAGGCAATGCCTTCGCGATCAGCGACCGCCGGGCTGAGGAGGAGCGTCGGGCGGCCCAGACCAAGGCCCGCCAGGACTCGCTGGACGAACTGGCCAGCGCGGAAAACCTGCTGAGCACCCGGGTCGCCCCGGATCTGCGCGAGCAGGAGTTCAACGAGCGTCGACGCATCAGCACGGCCGCCCGTAGCGCTGTGGGTGCGCCCGGCGGTGACAAAGGCGGGGCCATCGACGACACGCAGTACCGGACCCAGTCCATCGACCTGCTTCGGGAGTCGAAAGACTCCCTCAAAGCCATCGAACAATTCATGCGTTCGGGAAGGGGGATTGAGTAATGAAAGCTGGCATCACCATCAAAGGCTCTCAAGGCCCATACCTCGTCGATTCTGGCTCTGTCAGCACCGACCGCTACGGGCTGTCCACCACGGTGGCCCGGTACTGGGCGGCCAAGCCGTCCGCCCTCGACAACATCGGCCTGGCCCTGTCCCCGCACCCGCGCTACCCGACCCTCGTGGCCGAGTCGCGCAGCCCGTCACAAGGCCCGGCCGGGTCTGCGTATCTGGACGTTCAGTACGTCGGCATCCTGGGCGGCACCTCCCCGACCCCGCTGTACGACATCGATTCCGGGTTGACTGAGTTCCCCATCGAGAAACACCCGAACTTCTACCTGTTCGGCGGCACCTCCAAGCATCCAGCCAAGGGGGCGGTTTTCAACGAGGACGGGACCTTCAAGGGCTTCACCGTGGACGCCCCGGAGTACCTGCGCGGCATCACCACGTTCCAGATGCCTGTCGCCATCGTGCGCGAGACCAAGGTCGACAACTTCGGGTTCACCCGACCGATTGGTCAAATCAGCAGCCCTCCGCAATTCCTGTCCTCCGCCCCGGGCCAGAACTGGATCGTGACGGGAGCCAAGAGCGACCGGCGGGGCAACGTGTTCCTGGTCGTCACGGAGTGGAAATCATCCGGGCCGGTCCGGTGGAACAGTCAGATTTTTAGCTGACCATGGCCTCGTTCAATTTCTCCGAAGCGCTGCGCAAGGTTAAGCCGGGTGACAACCTCTACAAGGTGGTCACCGCGGCGCGCATCAACGCGATCGCTGACGCCCTGCAGGCGCTGATCGCCGGGGATAATCTGAACGCAGGCGACGGTATCCAGATCAACAAAGGCGGAAGTTTTGGCGTGTTGATCAGCCGCAAGAAAAGCGACTCCGAGTCGGAGCTGGAGAAGCGCATCGAGACGATCGAGAACCGGCTGAACAACTTCAAGGTCGTCGTGACGTGTAACCCCGACGGGACGTTCACGATCACGTCCGTGCAGACATGAAGATCGAACCGGTGACCATCGCCTGCGGTGCCTGCTGCGGACCCACGTGTTTTACGCTGGAGTGCGAGACCCGTGGTGGCATCGCCGAGCTGTGCGGCTTCCCTGAGTACCCGGGGCACGTCTCCACGCCGCCGATGTTTTACAAGAACAAGCTGCTGGAGGGGTCGACCATCGTGTGCGACTGCTACTACGGGACTTGCCTGGAGGGCGCGGCTACTCCTTCGGCCTCGTTCTCGGGGATGAAGAACGGGATCCTCTGCAGTGGATACGGACAGGTCTCGCTGGGTGGCTACTCCTACAACTCCGGGACTGGGCAGATTTCTTTCGTCGCCAACTTTGCGAGTGGGTACTCCGGGAAGCTGGGGGATGGGTGTCCAACCACTACCGAAGGGTACACGAACGGTGCGCTGGTTTACTTCAATTTCGACCCCGGCGGGGCTGCCGCGGTGACGGGCAAGGTCGGCGCATTTGGTGGCGGAGGATGCCCGGGATCGAACTCCGGAGCCACTGCCCTCACCGCCCAAATTGGTAACGACTACGGCGTGGCCACCGCGAGCAAGTGCGTCTGTATCGACAAGCAGAGCGTATCCACCAAAGTCACCTATTCGGGCCAGATCATCTACGACCCGAACGTCTCCTGCTCCGAGCCGGTCACGAACACGGGCGCGAAGGAGCAGGTGAAGTACCTCGGCACCGAGTGTGGCGACGGAGTGATCCAGAGCGCCACGACCAGCCCGGCCTCGTCGGTCTTCGAGGACTACTACCTCGACACCTACCTCGACGCAGTGGTTGTGACTGCCACCTCGAAGTCGCAGAGCACGACCAACACCTGCGACGGCACCCACAGCACCGTGGCCTTCCTGGCCCCGGGCGCGACTGCCTTCCGCCGGGAGCGGCTGGTGAACGCCGACACGGAGGAGGATGCCATCGTGCGGTTGTGGGCCAAGCCGGAGGCCGCTTGGAGCGGTTTTCGCGTCGTCGATGACGGCAACGGGGTCACGTGCTTGAACCCTGCCTGCTGCCGGGCCACCTACGAGGAGCGCACGGGCAAGACCTTCGAGATCCAGGAGGCGCGCTACCGGGGCACGGTGAAGGACCTGACCGGGTTCCAGCCCGTGGAGGTCAAGATCCACATCTACCGGAAGAAGCGGTCCGCCGCGGTCTACGAGTTGTACCTGACCCGGACCTACATGCTGATCGCGGACCTGTCAGGCCAGGCTCAGGTGACCGACGATGTGCCCAATGCCATCGGCTACGACACCTACGCGGGTCGCTGTTCCTACAAGCTGGTATGAGCTCCCACCCAAACCTCCTGAGTGAAGTGGTTCACCGGCCGGACATGAACCCGGCCCCGAGACCCGCCCCGCCGCCGGAAGCCCCGGAGGCCCCGTTCCAGTTCCCGGAAGTCCGTCGCACCCTCCCGCCCGAGCCGTCGCTGCTGGAGATGGCTGGGAACTTCACCGGAGCCATGGCCAAGTGGTTCGCCGCCGGTCTGCCTGTCGTCAAGGAAGAGGAGTACAAGCGCCGGACGGAGATCTGCGACCGGTGCTCTTACTGGGACCCGAACGGGAACTGGTTTATGGGTAAGTGCAAGGCCCCGGGCTGTGGCTGCACGACCCTCAAGCGGTGGCTGGCCACGGAGCAGTGCAAGCATCCGGAGGGCTCTCGCTGGGGCTAGTTGACGCCCGGTGAAGGGCATGGCAACCAAGCTGTACGTCAATCTGCAGGCTGAATCGTTGGGGAAGGCGCTGGTCCGGTCCAACGTCGACCTGACCCCCGTCGATTTCTCGGAAGTGGTTGTCGGGGATGACCGGGCAATCGAGCTGTATTTCGTCGACGGGGCCAACGGCTACGCCAGCTGGTCCGGCAACGGCAGCTACGTCCCGATCCTGGCGCTGGGTGATTGTGGATACCCCACGGGTGGCACGTTTACCCTCACGTTCGGGGCCAATACCACCCCGGCCCAACCGTACAACGTCAGCCCGGCGACGCTGCAGGCAGCCCTCGAAGCCCTGGCCAGCGTGGGCGCGGGCAACGTCACGGTGAGCGGCTCCGCCGGGGAATACTACCTCGTCGAGTTCATCGGCTCGAAGGCGGCGACCAACGTTGCCGAGATCAGTGGAAACGCCTCCCTGCTGACCCCGGCCGCAACCGTGGACGTCAGCACCCTTGTGGAGGGCTCGGGCTCGGCGAACGAGAAACAGCTGATCTCCCTCGGGCTCAACCCGCTCGTCTACCTGGACAGCTGGAGCACGATCACCAACGGCTGGTCCGGCAAGGTGAACATCAACACGCTGGAGCTCATCCAGCGCTTCGCCGCCGACAACGTTGAAGGACTCCTGGCGACCTCGTTCCAGATCACCGTCAGCGATCCGATGGCCGAGCGGTCGACGTACGTCCGGATGGACGCCTCGATCCGCTGTTCTCTGATCAACCCGTCGTCCACCGCGGGCTCGGCGAAGCCAACCCTGGCCACCCTGGCGGATCTGGCGGCGGCAGTCCTGGCGGCCAACGGCTTCACGTGGGAGAACCTCACCTCCGCGGCCGCGGGCAACACCGACATTACGCGCCTGACGAGCTCCCGGCACCACACGGCCCGGGTCAACGTCACGGGCACGGGCGGGGCCACCACGCGCACGCTCTCGGTCAAGACCACCAACAGCCCGGTGGCGGGCGACACGGTCCGGCTGATCATTTCCCCTGACGCGGAGGCGGGCAACACGATCGAGGTCCGCAATTCATCAGCTGGCGGCACCCTGCTGGAGACAATTGTGACGGATACGAGCGCCCGCAAATACTCCGTGGTGCTCACCTACACGGGGTCAGCGTGGGTGATCGCCTTCAGCGATGCCTTGCTCCTGCCCCGGAACGGCAATCTGGCGGGCCTCCCGTCGGTTGCAACCGCTCGAAGCAATCTGCGCACGTTGCTCAGCCGATTCTCCGCGTTGAAGACAGCCTCGTGGTCGGTCACCTCCGCCGACGACGGCATGTTCTTCCCGGCCGACTGCTCTGCGGGCGATGTCGTCGCGACGATCCCGGCACCTGGTTCCGTCCCGGCCGGGTTCTCAATCGTCCTGCAGAAGACCGACAGCTCGTCCAACGTGCTGAGCACCTCCCCGACCACCATCGAGCTCAACAAAGCGACCCAGACGGTGGCGCTGGTGTCCGACGGGACCAGCTGGGTGCAGGCGATGTCCTACGACCCGGCCGCGGCCGACCCGGCGGTAGCCAACTACTCGACCCTCACGGCGCTGACAGGTGGCGGGGCCACGGCGCTCGATGGCGTTGCCACCGCTGATGGTGCGGTGGCCACCGGCCAGATCGCCGCGATCACTCGTGTTATCAACGGCTCGGTCACCACTCGTTTTTGGCAGCTCGTCGATGGCACGGATGCTGAGTCTACCCACGTCATCCGCCCGGATGACTACAACGCGGCCACCAATCCTCGGGTGTGGAAGTCGGCGGGCGGTCGCAATCGTCGCACCACCTTCACCAACAACAGCGGCAATACCACAGTCAGCGTGGTGCCCCCACATGCCCTGGCGGTCGCCAACATCACGGGCGCGGCTTCGACCCGCATCTTGGTTCTGCCCGTTCCCGATATGTTCGACGGCGACCGGTTGACTCTCCGGGTGAACCTACCCGCCGTCGCGAGCATCATCGTCCAGATCCGCGACGCCACTACGACCGGAACCTTGCTCTACGAGGTGACAAGCGAGGCCACCGCTCAGTCCTACGTGTTTGAACTCTACTTCGACGGCACCGCTTGGGCGGTCCTCTCCAACCTCGGCCCAGTCATTTGATACCACCATGATCCGCAAACTCCTACTCATCCTCCCGTTCCTCGCCGCACTGGCCTTCGGTCAGACCGTTCCAAAGAACGTCACCAAAGCGGGCGGCACCAACATCATCACCGAGGACCTGGTATTCGATTCCCGGATTCTGACGCTGAACACCTCGATCGTGTTCGGCGATGGGGTGCGCCAGACCTTCAACCCGAACGGCACCGCGGCGGGGCTCAACGTCGGCTCCCACACCGCCGACCCGTCGAGCCTGGTCAACGGCGACATCTGGTACAACAGCACGAGCAATGAAATCAAGGTCCGCGCCAACGGTGCGACCACTGCTCTCGGGGCGGGTGGTGGGTCCGGCGACGTGGTCGGCCCGGCCGCTTCGATCGATGCACGGCTCGCCCTGTTCGACTCCACCACGGGCAAGCTGCTCAAGCAGAGCACGGCCGTGACCGAGAGCGGCGGCACCCTCACGAGCAACACCCTCATCGGCCTGACCGCGGGCGGGACCAACCAGAACGTGGTCCTGACGCCGAGCGGCACAGGTATCAACGTCCTGACCGGCGGGTGGCGGGTCGGGACGGCCTCTGCCACAGCGGCCACGGGCAATGCGTTGCTTTACGGGTCCGACAATGCCACCGCTACGCTCTCCATCCGTCGAGGGGATGGCACCAATGGCGGTGCCCAGCTGTTCATGTCCAAAGCGCGCACCTCGCTGGCGTCCCCGACCGCCGTGCTGTCCGCCGATCGCCTCTCCGCAATTGCTGCGGGTGGGTACAATGGTGCAGCGTGGGTGGAGACGACGGGCTTGTTCGGGTTCTCTGCCACGGAGAACTGGAACTCGGGAGCAATGGGAACCTCGTTCGTTCTCGGGCTCACTCCGAACGGGTCCACCACCCGCTCGGACATCCTCACGATTGATGGAACCGGGGCGTTCACTTTCGCCGACGGCGTCCGACAGACTTTCAACCCGAATGGAACGAACGCGGGGCTCAACGTTGGATCTCACACCTCCGACCCGTCCAGCCCCAGCAACGGCGACCTGTGGTACGACAGCACGGCCAATGAGCTGACGGCCCGGATCAACGGCAGCAACGTCGCTCTCGGGGCGGGCGGTGGTGGCGGGTCCGTGGCAACCGACACGATCTGGGACGCCAAGGGGGATCTCGCGGTCGGTACAGGGGCCAACACGGCGGCCAAGCTGGTGGCCACGACGAACGGCTACGTGCTGACCCTGGACTCAGCGGAAGCCACGGGGATGAAGTGGGTCGCGCCGGGCACGGGTTCGCTCACCCTGGCCAGGTTCACTGCCCTGGACAACCAGCCTCCGGCCAGCGCCTACGCCCAATTCCGTACGCGCAATTCGATCGCTGTCCTCGACTTCGACGCGGCCACTGACGAGTCCGCAGTCTTCGTGAACACCATCCCGCAAGGGGCGGATTTTACGACCGGTATTGCCGTGCGTATCTATTGGATCGCCACGAGCGCCACAACCAACGACGTGGTCTGGAACTCGGCGTTCGAGCGAGGCACGACCGACCTCGATGCGGATAGCTTCGCCACGGCGGTTGCCGGTACATCCACCACAAACGCTACGAGCGGCATCGTGACCGTCACGACGATCAACCACAGCGGTGCGGAGATCGACAGCCTCGCGGCAGGCGATCTGTTCCGCCTGAAGATCACCCGGGACGCCGACAACGGTTCTGACACCATGACCGGAGATGCCGAGATCGTAGCCATCGAACTTCGTCAGCGCTAATCGCCCATGAAGATCCTGATCCCCATCCTCTTCGCTTTCGCTCTCCTGACCACGCCAGGGCAGGCAGGGCGCAGCTTCGTCCGGGCCTCGAACCAGTTCATTGAGTGCTCGACTGCGGCCGTCACGGCCTACCCGATCACGCTGTCCGGCTGGTTTAAGACCGACGACTTGACCGTCAACCAGGTGGTCGTGGCCAACGCTACCTCCGGGACGGGCGTGGGCGTGTATCTAATCGTCCGCGGCGTGACCGCAGGCGATCCGCTATCTGCAACCGACTACGACGGCTCGACCAGCGCCCAAGCCAACTCCGGCGGGTCCTTGTCCACAAACACGTGGTACCACGGAGGAGCCGTATTCAACGGAGCCTCGTCTCGCGATGTGTTCCTGAACGGAACCAAGACCTCGAACACCACGACGACGTCCACCAACCTGGCGGGGACCGACCGGACCAACATCGGGGCGCTCATCTCGACCAACAGCCACTTCAGCGGCAACCTCGCGGAGATCGCGATCTGGAATGTGGCCCTGACCGATGCGGAGATGGCGATCCTGGCGACCGGCGTCTCTCCACTGCGCGTGCGCCCGTCCGCGCTGGTGTTCTACGCGCCCATCTGGACGGACATCTTCGACTACGTGGGAAAAAAGACCCTAGTGAATCAGAACTCCACCTCGGCCGTGGCCGATCACCCAATCCGTTATCGCTGACTTATGAAATTCTACATCGACACCGATCTGAACCAACTCGTTGAAGCGCCCGGAGGTTACCGTCGCGCCGTCAAAGGCATCGCCGTCAATCGCGGGGATACGCCCAGCTTCGTGGTGCAGTTCCTCTCCGGAGGGGTCGTCGTTGATCCTGATCCGACCACGTTGCATTTTGCAGCGAAGACCGACGGCCAGTACGACCAGAACCCGCCGTTGGTGCTGACCGGTCCGTTCGTGAAATCGGGCAGCGGTGGCACTGCAGCGTGGACAGCGAGCCCATCGTTCGCTTCAACAGCTATCAACACCGCTCTCGCCGTGGATGGAGCCGCCAACAACGACAAGCCGAGTCTGACTGCCATGGGCCAGTTCACCTGGGTCAAAGGACTGGTGGTCGACTCGACCGAACCCTTCGCCGTCACGATCCGCAACAATGTGTATCGGTCGACGGATACGGTCCCATGACGAACCCGGATGAACTGGAACTCCAGGATGACCTCCGGAGAGCCCACGGGCACGTGGTTCACGTGCGAGTTGCCGCCCTCCGCCAGGTCCTGGAGCTAGTGAAATCGCAACGCGCCCAGCTCACCGAGATCGATAGCATCCTTTCCACCACCCATGAAACACTACCGCATCCTGCTGTCCTGCCTGATCTTGCCCGTGCTCGTGCTCGCGCAACCCGCGCCGAGCGATAAGGCCGTCCTCAAGCTGTCCTGGACCGACAACTCCAACAACGAGGCTGGCTTCATCGTCCAGCGCTCGCTCGATGGGGTCACGTTCAGTGAGGTCGCCCGACCGGCGGCCAACGTGGTCGAGTTCACGGACACCAACCTCGCGCACAACACCCGGTACCACTACCGGGTCGCCGCTTTTAATGCCGCCGGTACCTCCGGATACACCGCGGTGGTCAGCGCCGTGACCATGCCGCCGCCTCCGACCACGCCGTCCACCCCGACCCTCGAACCCTTGCCCGCACGCCCGTGAAAATCCTGATTCCATTTCTCGCCCTGTCCCTTGCCACCCTCGCGCAGACCCCCGTTCCGCCGGGCACCAACGCCGCCGGGGCCTCGATCCTCATCACCTGGACCGACTACTCCCAGTCGGAGGATGGGTTCATCGTTGAGCGCGCACCCAAGCCCGCCACCGGATCTGCCCCGGCCGCGTCGTTCCGGGAGATCGCCAGGGTGACCGCCAACGTGACCCGCCACGTCGACGAGGGGCTGCCGTACGCCACCGCGTTCAGCTACAGGATTCGCGCCTTCAGCACCGCAGGAGTGAGCGACCCCTCGAACGTCTCGACGGAGACCACAGCCGCCCGGCCCATCCCACGCGCCCCGGGGGACACGAAGGCCGCCAAAGTTCCCCTCCCACCTAACTGACCCTCCCCACCATGGAAGAACAACAACTAGAGGTTATCCGGCAACTGAGCCAGAAGATCGACACGTTGGCCACACAGGTCGCCGCGTCGAACATCAGCGTTGCAGAGCTGCGAACAGAGCTCCGTCTGCGGAACTGCCCCGCACCGGGACTGTGCCAGGCCACCGCAGACCAGCTTTCCCGGCTCGTGGAGACCACGAACAAGGGCTTTGAGAAGGCCCATGAGCGGATCGACCCCTTGGAGCAGGAGAGCCAGCAACGGGTCGGCGGCATGAAGATGCTCGTGGCCGCCGTCGGGATCGCTTCCGGCGTCGGTGCCTTCCTCGGTTGGCTTGTCCAGACCGCCATCAGCCTGAAACCCTCCCCGTGAAAACGTTCCTCTTGTCCGTTCTCGAAGACAACTCCGGCGGCGTCAGCTCGAACCGGGTGATCCTGCTCCTGTGGATGCTGCTCCTGTGCGGCATGTGGACCTACCAAGCGGTCGGTGCCCCTAGCCTGCCGGACATCCCCCCGGGCGTCCTGACCCTCACCGGGATGCTGCTCAGCGCCAAGGTCGTTCAGCGCTTCGCGGAGAAGCCGGACGACCCCAATCCCCCGCCCACTGCTTGACCATGAAACCGACCATCGCCATTGCCCTCATCGCCCTCGTTCTCGGGGGCTGCCAGACCCGCCCCGGAGAGCCCGTACTGATCGACAAGCTGCTCCTGAGCACTCTGCCCGCCAACCACACCGGCTACCTGAAGATCCGGACCAAGAACGCCTCGCAGACGATCGTGATCGAGGGCGACGGGTTCGAGCTGAAGAACGGCCGGTGGAGCTGGAAGTGGCTTACGTGGTCCCGCGAGGGGCGCATGAGCGACGGCCAGGCCCAGCTGGGCACCAAACCGGAGTGACCCATGGACTGGTCCTCTGTCATCGGCAACGTGGCGTCCGGCGGCCTCCTGGGCCTGCTGGGCACGGCTTTGGGCGAGGGCATAGGCTACTTTCGGCGCAAGCAGGAGTTCGAGCAGAAGCTCGCCCTGTCCCGAGACGAACGGGAGACCCTCAAAATGCGCGGAGAGCTGACCCAGGCCGAGGTGGCGGGGATGCTCGCCAGAGCCCGGGAAGAGGGCGCAACGGCTGCTTTCGTGGCGTCCCAGCAGGCAGAGCAATCGTTGAAGGGCGAGCACCGCTGGGTGACCTCCTTCCGCGCCTTCACCCGGCCGGGCCTCACGTGGTTCGGAGTGGGCTTCTCGGCCGTCTTTGTCCTGTTCCCGCCGACCTCCGTGATCGGCCAGGAGCTGGCCTCGACCTTGAACGTCTACTCGGGCATGATGATCGCGTGGTGGTTCGGCCAGCGGGCCGTCGACCGCTTGAGCATCAGCTGGGGCAATTCGGTGGCCAACGGGTACCTCGGATCTCGCCCGCCAGTGGGTCCAACACCGGGTAAATCCGGTTGACGCTTGGTTGACACGGGGCCAAGCGTCAAAACTATGGCAAAACCCAACCAATCCGGGGTCTGGAACACCCCAGACCGACCCGGTCGGCCGAGCCCTTACGGCGTGCAGTGGCGCGAGACGCGCTGGGATGCGGACTCCAAGTCGGTCCGTACCTCCGTGCGTACTGAGTTCTTCAAGCGGGCGAGCGACCGGGATGCCCGAGCAGAGGAGCTACGCCGGGACCGGGCGGCCGGGAACCTGCAGACGGTCAGCCGTCAGGAGATCGCCGAATGGCGAGCCTTCCAGGAGGTCACCAAGGGCACGCCCTGGCCCGACGTCGTGGCGGGCTGGAAAGCCTGGCTCCTGCAGTCTGGGCTGCAACAGACTGTCACGACCGTGGAGAAGGCGGTCCAGCTGATGCTGGAGGCCTCCAAGCGGTTGACCGAGACCAACCCGCCCAGCATGAGCGCGGACACGTTCCGGCAGAAGAAGCACAAGCTGACGCTCTTTGCCGAGCAGTTCGGTCGCCTACGGCTCAATGAGGTGAACGCCCGCGACGTCGAGGCGTGGATCGACAGCCTCGATCAAGTGGAGAGCGAGGCCACGTTCAATTCGTACCTGAAGCACATCCGGGTGATCTTCGCGGCCGCGGTGAACGCCGGGGAGCTGCCCCGCAACCCGCTCGACTCGATCCGACTCCGGGAGGACAGCCACGAGGAGGCGGGCATCCTGACGCCACAGCAGGCCGCCCGGCTGTTCGAGTACGCCCGGGTCACCTCAAAGTACACCCGCGTGATCGGGCGGCTGGCGCTGGAGGCCTTCCTGGGCCTGCGGTACTCGTCCGGGACCCGCGTCGACAAGAAGGACATCAACTTCAAGGAGCATGGGATTCTGCTGCCCCGGCTCAAGGTGAAGACGCGCACGCGCCACTACGTCGACAAGATGCCCGACCAGCTATGGGCCTGGCTTGCGATCACCCCGGAGGAGTGCTGGACGGTCAAACCGCGGAACTACCTGCGGCTCAAATCAGACCTGTTCGCGGACGCCAACGTGCCCCACCCACCCAACTGCTTCCGGCACTCGTTCGCGACCTATGACCTGGCCGCACACAAGCAACCGGGCCGAACGGCCACCCTGCTCTGTCACGAGAGCGAACGCCTGCTCTGGCGGCGGTACAAGGGCAACGCCACCCAGAGCGATGGCCTGCTCTACCAAGCGATCACTCCTTCGACGGCTCGGGACATAGCAGAGGGTTCTTATAGGTTATCGGCTGCCCCGGTTGGGGCGCCACAAAATGGACAGGCACATTCGGCGTCGCCCCCGACTGCCACCAATCCCACTCCTCCTGGGCACGGAGCTCCGTAAGCAGATGCTCGATCTTGGCCTTGCTGGTGGAACAGGCACCCCGCCACGACCACCACAGGCCGAACCAACCTCGGTGCTCGATCGAGTATTGGATGTCTCCGTAGTAGAGGCCGACAACACGCATCCTGTATCTGGTTTTTGGTTTCATCGAGTTGAGGGGTCAGGCATCGGCATCCAGGCATAGACTCCAGGGACTGACCGACGCGCCCAGTTGCGGTGCCCGTCATACGCCTGCAGGTACCCGCGAGAGGTCCACCAACCGTTGTAGGGGTTGTACCACAACTCCGATACGGTGCGGTTCCCGCAGTCCTGCCAGGACGCGAGGTAGTAGCCGTGATTGGGAGGGTCGCCAAATTGCCAGGGGCTAGGGTCGACCTTGGGTTTGCGGGGCTTGTTCATGCGTCGGCCTTCTTGATGATTTCGATAACCTCGTGCTGCGTCTGGCGAACCCGATGGGACGCGCCCGTTGTCAGCGTGATCTTGGTTTTGTTTCCGTCGTAGTCAGACCGGCTGTCCTCCATGGTCTGGATCAGATCCGCGTTAATGCGTATCGAGTTGTGCAGATACCCGATGCGGCCGGTGTCTGTGGTGAGTGCGATGAATTTCATCACAAAAGTGCCGGTCTATTCCCGGCTGTCAGCGGGTGCTACTTACCCGCCGGGCGCTTATCAAGGCCCGCTTTGGCTAGGACCTCCGCAAGGTCGTCGACGTGGATGCAGTCGCACATGCAGGCATATTCAGTCGCCGACTGCACGATGGCAATGTTGCCATTGCAATAGTCGTTGCCTGGTACTGCGGAGTGCAGGACCCCGAAGGCTTCAATCTTCCCGCCGTTCAGGCGGACAATCTTGTCGCCGTTCTTCGCTTCTCTTCCGTTTCTATAGTGCATGGTCTTTGTGGTTGCCCGGCCCGTAATTGGGCGCGGGAATTGCATTGGTCAGTCCTCCTCGATCCTGAGTCTCTCAGGAACGCCGTCGAGCTCGCCTGAAGTCACCCACTCGTTGTGCTGATCGCCCTGGCCGTGGATCGACTCCATGGCTCGGTCACGGGCTTTCTTGAAGGCCTCTTTCATAGATTTAGCCTCGACGACAGTGTGGATCGAGATCGTGCATTCAGCGTAGACAGTATACATCTTCATTTCTTGCCCTCCATCGCGTTCAGCTTGGCTGTCAGCAGGTCCGCTGCCTCCTGAATGTAGTGGTACGCAACATACTGGCCGGTTTCCTTTCGGCGGGTAACCCAATTCGGACGTCCAGACTGATCGAAGAATGTCTCGTACGGGTCTTTCAACATCGCCGCCTCAGCCTTCTTTCGATCCTTGTACTTGTTCGCGGCCTTGACGAGGGCATTGCAATCCTCACCCGCCCTCCCGTTCGGAACCGTGGTGTAGGCCAGATACAGCCGACCAATCTCCGCGAGTTCCAGCAAATCCGCCTCGACCTTCTCTTTGGAGAGCTGCCTCTCGGCCAGGTCCAGGATAGCGAGAAGTTCATGTGTTGGCACCATCATGCCAGTTGCGCCCGGGAAGTTGATGGCGTTCACCCGCAGGGCTTTGATCACGTCTTTCATGTCGTTCGTTCCTTTCGATTCACTTTCCGTAGAGGATCTGCGAACGCAGATCCCACCTATCGCGCAGCTTGGCGTTTTCGGCTTCAAGGTCGCTCACGCGCCCTTGGTACCGCTCAATCCGATCCAGGATCTGACGCCATGTCGGGAGCGATTTATCCTCGTTCCTCATTGCCACGAGCACGCGCCCGATCTCCCCGTTCAATCGGATGACCTCGTCAGCTAGTGCGATCAGGTACTGCTCGGTGGTCGTCTGAATCCGGTGGTGCCGATGGCGCTCGGCTTCCTGCAGCGCCAACGTGAGTGTAGTGATTTTCTTGGTCTTCGGTGAGTCGGGCATATAGTTCTCCTTTGATCTCCTTGTACTCGTAGCCTTCCTGGGTTGGCCCGGGGCACGGGCATTCGCCGTACTCCTGGCCACAGATTGAGCAATTTCCCTCGGAGGTGGCATCGGCGGCGAAGGATACCTTCTTCCAGGTGCGGTCGCCCGCGCCCGTCGTCAGTGCGCTCTGGGCCTCCTGGGCGGTGACGTTGAAGAGGCTGAGCGCCCCGGCACTGATCCGGAACGGCCGCCCGCGGTCGACGAAGCGGGACGGAATGCGGCCCTGCCGAATCATCTTGAGGATGGTCTGGGGCTTGCGGTCGACCGCCCGCGCAAATGCGTCGACGGTCATGCGTGGCAGCGCTGGAGTGCAAGCGGGGCCACCGACGGGCAGCGCGGCCCGGACGGCGCGGACAACGATCTCGTTGATCTGTGCGAGGTCTGAGGGTTCGAGGGGCATGGTGGTTGGGTCAGAGTAAGATTTTGCGGCGATTGGGTTGGCCGACCTGGCTGAGGGTGGCCGCGACGTCGATTTTCTCAGCGGGGGCCATCTTGGCGGCCCGCGCAGCCGCGCTGCGCAGCACGGCCTCCGTGGTCTGGGCCGAGACGTGCAGCTCCCGCTTGAACCCGCTGTGCTCCATGTCGTGGTGCAGGGAGGCGGCGACGACGATCAGGTTCGTCTTGTCGACTTCGATGATCGAGCCCGGGCGAAAACGCTCGTGGATCAGCTCCTCGGTGTTTGCCCCGCGGTCGATGGCGTAGCGCAGGTGGTGAGTGTCGGACCAGGCCTCGTAGCTCTTTTCGAGGAGGATGATGGGAGTGAGGATCTTCATCTCCCGACGGTTGAATGGGTTCATAGGAGGAGTTTGCGGGCTGGTTGATCTTTGAGGGCGACCGGCGGCTCCGCAGCGGCGATAGGCTTGCAGGTCACCTGAGCGGTGTCCTCATCCTCATCGTCAACGTGATGGCGCGGGCCGTAGGCTCGGACGCTGCAGTCCTCCGAGGCGAGTTTGATTAGTTGCTCGATGGTCACACCGACCATGGCGGCACTGTCGATGGCGTGCGCCAGATCGAAGTCGAGGATCGCTCGCGACACATGGAACGTATCGAAGGTCTGGATGGGATTGCGTACGACCTCACGGAAAGGGGCATCCAACAAGTCCATGTGAGAGGGGGGTGAGGCGTCGGGCACCCGAACCATGGGTGGGTGCTTGAGCACGATCGTGGTCGACCGAGTGGAGTGGTTCTCGTGCGCGGAGAAGCTGAACGTCGCACCACAGCACGTGCATTTGGCCGGAACGTGTTTCATGTATTCGAGAACCGCTCTCCAGTTCACGCAAGTATCCTCCGTGGGGCCGGACCGTGCAGCGAGGTGCTGGGTGTCGGCACGCAGGTGCGGCGGCTCATCAACTGTTTGTAGTGGGCAGCGTTGCACCGCAGGGCCACTGCATCCAACAATCGCTCAAGCGTCCGGCGTATCAGGGCATACGTCGAACCACCCAAGGGGATGTTAAACTCGGAGTCTCCAATATAATCATACACCTGGAATCGTCCAATTCGGATCGGGGCAGGGCGGGCCACAGGCGCGAGATTCAATACGTCGGGCTGATGGAATGAGGCGTCCGGGTGGCGCAGGGTGACGCGGGTAGTCCGCGTCGATTCATCCCGCTCCAGCACGTGGGAGAGCACCTCCCGACAGTGAGTACACCGCAGGTGGCCGAGCACACGGATATGGCTGCTAATCGTATCCTGGGTCATACCAAAATCTTCCGGGGTTTGGGTGGGCGCAGCGCGAGCGGCGGCTGTGTTGACGGCTCGGGACGCTCCGAGGTTTTCCGGCGCTTGCCGCGAAGCTGATCAATCGCGGCGAGGAACAATTCCTCGGTCAGCATAGGTGCTTCAGGGGCGGACGTCGTGCCCCAGATCGAGGCAGGTTCAACCTCCGAGATCACCTCTTCGAGGTTCGGGCGCTCTGCCCGCGGGATGGTGAACGGGGCGGGTGGGGAGGGGGTGAATGGGTACTGGGGCGTCCAGTCTGGGCCGTCCAACAGCTTCTGGAATTCCTGCCGCTGATGTCTACGAATCTCCTTGGTAATCCACCGTTCCTCCGAGGTCCCGGGCTCGGCAGCGACTGCATCTGCCGGGGACCCCGTCAAATCGGGGAGCAGCCGTTCCCGAGCCCACTGCTCGATCGTCAGGCCCGCAGCGGCAGTCCAGACCTTTTGGTCGGTGTAGCTCATGAGGTGGGCCGCAGGATGCGGTAGGTGCGGGGCGCGGTGTGGAGGACCCACGGCACCCCGGTGGCGATCAGCTTGTGCAGGTACAGGCCGATGGAGTTCGGCGTGCGGTAGGTGGTCATGTTCGGGCGCAGGTGCTCATTGCGTAGGATGTCACGCTGCAGCGACGATGGGTTGCCTTCCCAGTACGGGTCATCCGCCCCGTTGCCGCCGGTCCGGAACCACTCCTTGCGCCACTCGGTCAGCACCTCCGCGAATGTAGTGGTCTGACTGATACTGGCCGCCTGCACCGCCAGGTCCGGGTGGGCGTAGGCGCGCATCCCGAAGCGGCCGTAATCGTACTGCAGCTCCGGGACCGGCTGCCAGTCGCGCAGCCAGGCCAGGAAGTACGGCAGCTCGGCCGCGATGGCCGCGTTGCTGGGGAACAGCGGGTCGACGGCGGGCTGCTGGGCATAGAGCACGAGCGACTTGTCGAAGATCGCGATGTCCGCTTGCGGCAGCATCATCAGCGACTCGGCGTCGTCGTTCATGGAGGCGTAGGTCCGGCCCACCCACTCTGCAGACTTCCCGCTCGCATACATTGCCCTGTAGACCAGCTGGTCGTTGGCGATCACCTGCTTGATCGTCTGGCTGTACTTGGCTCGGTCACGGTCGTTCCCACTGGCCACCGCATCGTCGACCGTCCAAAGCGGCGACTCGAACAGCTCATCGTTGTACTTGTCGCCCTCGACAATGTACTTGGCCGCGTCCGCGCTGCGCCCGGCGATCTGGGCCAGGATGGCCTTGCCCAGGTAGGTCTTGCCCGTCCCGGGCGGCCCCGCCACGAACATGCCCAAGCCACGGCGGGGATCGAGCTCACGAGCGTGTTGCCAGAAGTGCTTCAGCCAGCACAAAAAGTATTCGATCTGCTGGATCGGGCCGTTGACCGGCCGAAAGCCGGTGCTGAAGAACGTGGCCAGCCAGGGGAATCCCTCACCCCACTGGACGGTACCCGGGTAGGGCTCCATGACTCGCAACGTGGCCGTATTGAGGAACCGGTATCCGTTGTACATGACCGGCCCCTCGGGGCGATACAGGAGCGGGACGACGGCCTGGACGGAGTTGAGGTTCTGGATCTTCAGGACGGCCGCCTCGACCTCGTTGGCCACACCTTTGCCGCCCGACTCCAGCCCTCGATCCAACTTGAGGTGCAGCTTGATGTCGTCCTTCGCGAAGGCCTTCCACTGGCCATCCTCCAGCTGACGGACGTACTGCGTGTTGCAGCTCCAGATGCCCTGGATCGCCGCCCCGATCTTGTTGTCCTGCCACTGCTGGACGAAGTCCTCACCAAGGATGCCCGCCCAAGTGACGAAGCCGCCCCCGTCGCTGAAGAACTGCATCCCGGTCGGGCGCACGATCGCCGCCGTGGGGTCGGAGGCATCCGAATCCCAGAACCGCGGGCCACGCGCTGCGACATCAAAGCGCTCCCACCCGCCCGGCCAGCGGCCCGGGAACCGGGTCTGGAACGCCTCCCGCAGCACATTGACGGGGATGCTCACCCCTTCCCTGCGCCAATTGTGTTTGAGCGACACCTCCGCCCGCCAGCCGTGCAGGGCGGTCAGCGGGATGACCCCGCCGCCCGGAACTTGCGTCCAGCTGTGGCCGATCTCGTAGAACTGGTAGGGGTTGAGGAAGGCCTCCTCATCGAACCCTGCCCCCATGTTCACCAGCTTCAGCCGGTGCATGGCGATCTGCAGGAAAGCGGCCGCGAACCGGCTGTTGATCACCCCGATGGGGGCGGCCAGGGTATAGACCAGCCGCAGATTGCCGCTGTACGTGCGGCAGAACCAGGTGGGGCGCAGCCCTGGCGGGGCGTTCAGGTCGACCAGTGCCAGCGGGTTGGGGCCAGGATTCGCGTCGTAGTCGACAACGAAGTGGTGGACCTGATCGACCGGGTTGATCTCATGGTTCGGCCGACCATCCGGATACCTCCCCGCAAAACCGGTGATGAACGCATGCTCCGTGGTCGGATCATTGCACCAGGTGCGGTAGGCGTTCTTGTTCGCGAACGACGGGAGGGTGAAACCATGGTTCCACGGGTCCTCAATGGTGAGGGTGACCGTGGACGACAGGTTGGGGATGGCACGGAACATGATTAGCCAATGCGTTTCCAGCCCAGGACGAGCATCTCCTCGATCTGCTCAGGCGAAAAGATCGTCTCGGTGTAGGCTCCGTACTTCGTGTAGTCTCCACTCAGGCAATACACAGAGGCATGTATGGTAATTTGAGGGCCGCCCGGGTACAGCTCCACCCGGGTCATGGGTCCGAACCTCGGGTCCCGGTCCAGATCCAAGGACCACTGGGCGTTGCTTCGATCAGTGGCGCGGATGACGGATTTGATTTTCACTTGAAGTAGCGTTCGGCGTCTTTGCAGGAGGAACGGATGGGGAGGTCCTGAGCCCAGGTGGGGCGTTGCACCATGAGGTCGCGGATGGCCTCTTTCGGGATGTACCTTGGCACGTCGGTCACCACTTCGTCGTGGACGTGCAGGACCACTGGGTAGTTGGCCGCCTCGATACGCAAAACCGCCTCTGCCAGGATGTCCCGAGCGGTCGCCTGCACGACGTTTTCAAACAACTTCCCGCCATAGAAGTGCAGCATGTTGCCGCCCATCTCGTCGCGAGCCCGCAGGCCGCCCGAGGTGTTCAGATCGAAGTACCGCAGCGCCCGGCCACTGGGCAGGATGATCTCAAATGGCTCAGTCCGCCCCACGTGGCGACGCATCGCGTTGTCCAGCTCCTCCCAACAGTTGAGGATGCCCTTATTCTTCCGTCGAAAGTCGCGTACGATCTCCTTCGACTCGCCGGGAGTGATGTTGAGGCCCGTCCACTGCTTGACCGTCTGAACGAATTTAATGTGGCCCATGCCGAAACCCAGCCCCAGCACGCGACACTTCGCGAACTGGCGCATGTTTCGCTGGTGCTCCGGGCAATCCGCGGACTCCACGTACTCCTCAAGGGGCCTCGGATCGGTGTAGCCCATGAACCGACGAGCGTGAGCCTCGTAGAGGTCCATTCCGGCCTCGGTCAGACGCAGCGTTTCCCAGTCCTGAGCGAACCAGAGCGCCACAATCGCCTCGATCTGCTTCAGATCGACGACCACGAACTTGTGTTCGGGCGAGCTGGGGATCAAAACGCCCCGCAAGTCGACGCCGAAGACCTTCTTTTTGGTCAGATTGTGCAAATTCAGGCCGCCAGAGCCCGAAAATCGGCCCGTGTGGGCTCCGAAATACTTCAGGCCGTACTGCAGACGGCCATCGAGGCCCACCTGGTCCTTGATTTTTCGCATCACCTCAATCGTGCGGCTGATCGAGCGGTAGTCCTTGACCGCTTGGACGAACGGGGCGCGGTCGCCGTACATATCCAGCCACAGCTCGAAGGCCTCATTCTTGTCGGCGGTGCTCTTGGGGGCCGGAATTCCCATCTTTGCGCACTCCTCGGCGATGCGATTGCGCGAGGCGACGGCCACGAGCTTGCCCTTCACCATCAGATTGCCCCAAGGGATGCGCGCCCGGGTCTCAGCCAGGGCCTGTTCGAGCAGCTGGAGGCTCTCGTCGGCCTTCTGCTGGTCGACATTGATGCCCCGGAGGGTCATCATCATGGTGTGACGCGAGCTACTGAGCTCGTGCGGCGGAATGTGGGCGACTAACTTGTCCGCCAGCTTCAAGCACTGCTGCCCGTCCCTGAGGGCGTACTGCTCCACGCGCTCCCGGAACTCCGGGGTCATCTTCGCCCAGCGCTTGCCTTTCATCTCATCGCGGACGGTCTTGTCGAGCAGCTCACCCAGGAGCTGGTACGAGGCCCCGGCCAGCGAGCGCGGGCCTCCGACGAAGGCCGACATATTGGCGGTACAGTCCCACTCAGTGGGAGCGATGTCCTCAGGGATCAACCCCCGGCGCTTGGCCTCGATGAAAGCCGCGGCATCGAAGGCTGCGTTGTGGCTGTACCAGTGCCCGCCATCAATCAGGTGCCATGGGGCATCTGAGAGCGGGCCAACGTATTCAAACTCATCCGTCACGATCGACACCAGGTAGATGTCGGTCTCCGGGTGCTGGAGGTATCCAGCCAACCCGAGCGTCTCTACGTTGTGCTTGGCGGAGTAGAACGATTCAAAGTCGACCGCAGCACGGGCCGATTTGGTGTACTCCGCAATGGGAGTATCGAGGGTGACCGCAGGTGCAACCATGACGGAGGGAAATTGGTGCCCGGATCGGCTCCCGGGCGGGAGTGGTGTTATGGGTTGTTGGTGGGATCAAGCCGCCCGACGGGCCGACTCGAACGCGAACTTCTCACGGATCTGGGCACGCAGGCTGTCGGGGGTGGCCCCGGCGGTGCGGAGGTTCGGCACGTGGTATTTGCCGCCGCCCTGACGGCGCTCCTTCTCGCTGACGTACAGGTCGTAGAACCCGTTGAAGAGGGCTCCCTTCAAGAAGCCGTTCATGTCCTTCGCCAGGATCGAGGCCGTACGACCAAAGGCGGTGCTGCGGACCGGGTAACGGACCAGCAGATACGCATCCGGCCCGTCGACGATGTGCGCCAGGTCGGCAGCTCCCGGGGCATCGGCCGGCACTTGGATGAGCAGATCGAGGTCGGCAACCTCGACAATCTGTTGGCTGTTGAAACCTGCTGCTTTGTAGTCCGCGGAGCTGGAGAAGCGGGCCGGGATCTTCTCCGAGCCGTACTCCACGTCCTCCATGAACGCCTTGGTGGCGCGGAGGAAGACGACCTTGATCGAGGGGCCGAGCAGGTACTGCCGGTCATATACGAACTGACCCAGCCACTCGGGGTGGTCGTCGAAGATCTTGGACATCTTCGAGACCATGGAGAGGTACGGGGTCGCCATGTCCTTGGCCGACCACTCGCCCTCGAAGCCACCCACGCCAATGTAATTGCCGTTGACGGTGATCGCAGTGTCCGCACCCACCGGTTCGATCTGCTCATCCTCGTCACGCGAGGCGACGGCGGCCACGGCCGGAGCCAATGACGGGG